GTGCCGCTGAAGTCGCCGAGCTGGCGGCTGATTCTGTTCGCCGATAAATCCGCCGCGTAAATTGAGCCGTCATTTTTCACAAGCAGAATCACGCCGTTGATATCGTCGTAAGCCGCCGCGAAAATGTTCTTGCAAAGCATAACGTCGGTCGTGCCCGCCACGGTTTTTAATCTGCCGGTCGCTTGGTCAACTTCGACGTTAACCGCCATTGAAAGCTGATTTTCTGCAATTCCTTCAATGTTCGCGGAAGTATTCAGCCCGCCGGAAAAATCTGCGCGGACGAGCGTCTGCTGATTGGCGTGCTTAACTCCGAGCCTCATTGCCAATATCCTTTCGTGATAATGCCGGGCGGCGGCGGCGTGAGCAATGTCTGAATTTGCGCGTAAATGTTCGCCAAAAGTTGACTTTCCTGCGTCATGTCGTATTCATTGCCCACGCTTAGCCGAATCGTCGCGTACTCAATTAACAGGTCGTCGAATTCGGTATTGAGCGGCGAACTGTCTTCCCATTCCAATTCCGCGATATCGTCCACCGTGCGAACTGTGTAAGGCGTCGCCGCGTCGGGTGTCGGGAAAAAATTTATCGTCTGCGTGCCCGTCAAGTAGAATTCTTTCGGCGTGCCGGGCGTGTCGGTTTTTTCGTGGATTGCGAACGCCATTTCGGTTTCTTCCAACGCCTTTTCGGGCTTGCCCGCCGTCACGTTGATTATTTTCGTCGGACGTCTGCTTAGCGTGATTGACGACACGCCCTTAGGCAACGTGCCTTTTGATTCGCTCATCAGCAACGCGGGGCGAATGTCCGCTATCGCACGCCGAATAAACCGTATGCCGTTGTTTATGCAGTCGAGAATTTCTTCGTCTTCGTAAGTTATTTCGTCGGTGTCATGGAGCCGTTGCCGTATTCGTCGCGCCAATGTCTTAACGCTTAACATTTTAGTCGTCCACCGAAGAAGTCATGACGTTGATAACGCCGAAGTCCGTCAAGTTCGTGCCGTCGTATTTGAACTGCGCCTTCTTCAAGCCGAACATACGGTCGATACTTACGCCGTATTCGTTCTTGTAATCCCAAAGTTCCTCTTCCCAGCGCGGCGCGGAACCTTCAGCGAAAATGCAAGCTTGCTTGCCGAGGAAAAGCGCATGCCCGACTTTTGCACCGCCCGAACCCGTTCCCGTGCGCGGTACTCTCAAGCATTCGTGAATTACGACGCCTTCATAAACGCCCATTGCGCCGGAGAAAATCGGATTCTTTTCCCCGCGAATATTGGCATGTTGCTGTGCTTCAAGCCATTTCGTGTCGCGGCGCAGGTCGCGTGCCTGATACGGGTCGATAACCATTACATAAGTTTCGCGCCCGTCAATGCGAATCGGCTGTACTGCGGTCAATTCGTCTGCCTGTGCCATGCGTCTTGCCTTGCCGATAAGGTCTGCCGTGAAAACGTCCGCCGCCGTGATTGCACTTTCGGCGGTTGCACTGCCCGCGAAAAGTACACGGTCGGAAGTAGGCGGCTCAATCGTGTAGGGCAATTCAACGCCCGTGGTATAGAACGGCGGATTCGTGCCCGTCAATACCGCGAAAATGCTCAAGTCCATGTAACGCGCAAGCCAGTTGGAAAGTACCGTGCGCATATCGGTACGCATTTTCTCCTGCGTCTTCTGCTCCTCAAAACGTCCCTCAAGGCGAACGGCGTTGCGCACGCGGCTAAGGTAAACCGTGCACGAACGGTAATTCATTTTTTCTTCGTTACCTTCGAGCGTTTTGTCTTCGATAACGCCCGCGCCGTTCAAGGGCATGAGCAAGGAAACTTCAATGCTTGTTCCTTTGCCGCGGCTAAGGTCTTCCTGTACTTGAATTACGTTGTCGCGCCCGTGTCCCATAAATTTACTGAAATAGCTGTCTTTTTTTGCAAAATCCCACGTGCTTTTCGCCCATGCTTTAAGAATCAGTTCGGGCGCAATCGTGGTTTTGCCGAAGGTCGGCTGATACGTTGCCATTATTTATCATTCCTTTCAGCTGAAACCCAGCATTATCTTTTGCGTCTTCTCGTCAATTTTCGTGAAGTCGCCCTTAAGTAATTTTTCAAAGTCGCTTGAACTTAATCCGACGTCGCCCGTAGATATTGTGCCGCGCAGTTGGTCGGCACGCGGGAGATTCGCCGCTTGACGTGCAGGTTGCGGACCGGTTTGCTTCTTTGCGTCGCGCGTGCGATATGCCGCCTTCGCTCGTTCGTAGTATTGTTTCACGGCAAGCATTTCGGCGGGCGAGGCGGTTTGCTGTTCGACGCGGATATAAGCTTGCGCCAAAATCCGCTGTTCGTTTTGCGGCATTTGCTCAAAGAATTCGTTCGTGGCGAACTGCTGAATTTGTTTGTAGTCCGGCTCCGCGAATTCTTTTTTTGCGAACTCGTTGTAAGTTTGAACCGCCGCTTGATGATTCATCAGGAACTGTTGCGCTTGCTGTTGTCGCGCCGCCTGTGCCTGTTTGATAGCCGTATAAATTCTGTCTTTGGCGATGTCTTTGGCTTGATTCCACTGCGCAAGTCGCGGGTCGTCGTCGTCCGCCCAGTTGAGACTGTCAACGTCGTCTTTGCTCATGCCCGCAAGTGCCATTGCCTCCGCCTCAATCGCCGTTTTGATTTTCGCTGAAACTTCAGGCGTGATTTGCAGTTGCGGCGGTTGATATTGCGGTTGCGGTTGACGCTGTTGTTGCGGCTGTTGAGTTTGCGCTTGCTGTTGAAGTTGCGCCTGTTGCCGCTGATATTCGGCGAGTTGCGCCTTGAGTTGGTCGCGTTCGGCGATTATCGCTTGATAATCGTCGCGCGGCTGTTCGGCGGGCGCAGGTTGTTCGAGCGTCGAATTTTCTTCGGCGGGCTTTGATTGTTCCATGACTTCCCGCGCGTATTCTTCGGGCAAACCGCCTAACTCTTCGGGTATCGGCTCCGGTGCGGAATCCTGCGCGGCGTCTGCAGTTTCGGTTTGCGTGTCTGCGCTGTCGTTGGCGGGTGCGGCGTCTTCGGCGAATCGTTGCAAATCAAATTCCATTGCTTTTCCCCTCCGTAAAAGCGGTTAATTGCGTGGCGTACCGCGTAACGGCTGAACCGTGAATATCTGGATTATGGCGTCCAGCGTCTTGTTGCGGTCTTGGCAATTACCCGTGCGGTAATCGTCAATCAGTTTCAAACCCAATTCAAAAGTCGCCTGATTGAACGCCAACGCCGCCGAAGCCACACCGTCAAGGATAGATTCTTTGTCGAGCTTTTTCTCTGCCATGATTCGTTCCTCCAAACAGAAAAGCCGCCCGTTGCCGGACGGCTCTCTGCCGTGAATTTTTAAATGCTGAACGAAATTTCTTCGATTGAACTGGGAATAATCGCGTACTTGCCGTTGAAACCGTTAATGGCGAGCGTGACGATTTTTTTGGTCGACGCCTTGTCGGTGATTGTGGTAAGTTCGGCAAGGAACCAGAAATTGACGCCTTTGCAAACCTGTCTGCCGAGGAACTTAATCGGTTTGAACGTCGCGCCCGTCCAACCTTCGACGCCCGCCCAAGCCGTCGCAACGTCTTGCGGCATTTTCGTCAAGCCTTCAAATTCCTCAAATTGAATTGCTCCAAACATGATTATCAGCCTCCAAATATATTTTAAACCGCCGCAGGAGCCATGCCGTTCAAGACGGACTGCGCGGCGGCTTGTGTCATAGTTTGCGGATTATTTTGCTGTTGTTGCATTTGCGCTTGCAGTGACGCGGCGGGCGGCGACATTTGCGATTGCGGCGGAAACAGCCCGTTTTGCTGAAGTTGCGCGGCGAATTGCGGCGCGAGATTCTGAACCATGACGTTAATAAAGTAGTTCGCGATTTGCGGGTCGATGAGTTCTGCCTTTGCCGCCATTGCCAACTGAATCGGGAGAGGCGCGTCCTTAAACGCGATTTGCATTCTGAAATCGGCATTCTTGATACGTTCCAGTTCCATTTGCGCTTGCCACTGCTGTTGAGCTTGCTGTTGCTGTTCCTGTTGCCGCTGTTGAAAGCGCATTTTGATATCGTTTTTCTTGGGCAGGTCGCTCAAGTCGATTATCGCGTCGAAAATTAAATCGCCCGGTATGCCGAGCTTGCTGACCGAATCAACCAAACTCCACATCTGCGCTTGCCGTTGCGTCGTCGAAGATTCAACGTCCGCGACAACGATATCGAATTCGCCCTGCGATAAATCATTGAGCGTCTTGACTATCGTACCTGCTACAGGGTCTTGCTCAATGATTTGCTGATTTATCGTGATGAAAGACTGCCCGTTTTCGCCCTCAATGCGATAAGCTTTTTCGGCTGTGTAGAATTGCGGAATAACGCCCGCGTGCCCGCGCCGTCCCCAAAGCAGATTTGCGATTTTTTTCTTCGCGCGGCGCAAGCTGTCGAAAATCGGCGCGAGGTGCGTCACGGCTTGTTTTTGCCGCAGTTCAATCGCCCTGCCGCTTGCCTGTGAAGGAACTTCCACGCCGAGCAATGATTCGTTAATGCCGCTGATTGTGCGCAAATCGTCGGCGGCTTGCTGTTCGGCTTGAATCACTGCGGCGGGCGGATTCTTCGGCTCACGTTCCCGAATTTTTTGGTTAGTCACTGCGCCCGGCAAAACTTTCTGATAATGACCGGGCAAGTTGCTTTTGCGCTTGAATTCGGATTCCTGCGCGGGCGTCATTGCTCCTTCCTCAATCCAGCCGCCGCCGTTCGCCGAGGTATTGAGCAAATGCAGTTCTTGAATTCGCCGCTTGTTTACTTCGCGTTGCGGGTCTTTCAAGTCGCGCACAAAGCCCGCAGGAACGTCGCCCACGCCGTAATAGTGATAAACCATTGGCACGTAGGGAAATTCGCCGTGTTGATACGGGCTTGTCGTTTCCTCCAACATCGTGCGGTCGAAGAACACGCAAAGCTTAATTTCGTCAAACGGCAAATCTTGACTGCTTGCAATTAAGCCCGCTTGAATCATATCGGGCGTGACTTGCTCTTGCGGCAGTTGTTGCCCGTCGCGCGTTATGAAAATCGTTTTCTTGCTCCGCGTCTTGTACCAGCATTCAATCACGCGAACTTTCTTCAAGTCGCTTGAGTAATACAGCAAGTCAACCTGCGGCACGCCTTCGCCTTCGCGCTCCAGAGTGTCATAAACCGCGAAGTTGTTTTCTATCGCGTCTGCCTGTTCGGGGTAAACCTGCTTAAGTTCGTCTTTGGCAACCCATTTCGCCCGAATTAAAAAACGCGCGTCTGAAAAATCCAGCTCGTGCGCTTCCGGGTCTATGTACATGCTGAACGGGTCGACGCGTTCAACCACCGCTTCGCCGTCTTGTATCTCATGGTCGAATTTGTAGCGAACGTTAAACCAACCGACGCCGCCAATCGAACAGTCCAAAAATACCTGCGATTCTGCCGCGTCGTAGTCGCACCTGTCCATTACGTATTTCGTTATTCCGCGCCGTATTTGGCAAAGTTCCACGTCATCTGAAGTTCTTGCCAAAAAATCTAAATCGTATCTGTTCAAACGTTGGTATCCGCTAAGAATATTCAAAAGTGGTTTGATTCGATTTATTGTAATTGCCGGTCTGCCGTCTTCGTGGAAGGCGCGTATTTCTTCGTCCGTCCACTGCTTGCCCGCCGTGAACTCGTAATCCTCTTTGGCTTCCTTGCGCCATTCTTTGCCGCCGTCCACCGCGTCTTGAAACCACTTGCGGCATTGAGCAAGCATATCCTTTGGTTCGGGCAAGACTTCGCGCGAAATTTCTTCCTCGTCCAAGTCTCATCACCTCCTTTAAGTTCGTGTATAATGCGGCTATGAAATATCACGTTGTTTGGTGCCCCAAGTACAGGCGCAAGATTTTAATCGGCGACATTGCCGCGCGGCTCAATCAAATCATTTGCGAAGTCTGCAAAGAGATTCAAGCCGAAATTATTGCATTGGCAATCATGCCCGAACATGTACACCTGCTTTTGGATATCCCGCCGCAACTCGATATCGCCAACGTCATGCAACGTATCAAAGGCAGAGCGTCAAGAATTCTGCGTATGGAATTTCCACTGCTGAAAATTCTGCCTGCGCTTTGGGCTAGAGGCTATTACAGCGGTTTTGTCCGCGAAGATGCCGTGGAAGTCGTAAGGCGTTATATCCTCAATCATCTGTCGCGAAAACCTTAAACGGCGTGAATACCGCCTGCTTTAGCAGGGGGAGAACGCCGCAACCGTTGAGCGGTATCAATACGTCCACGAAGGACGCGGGGATTCTTTATCGCGCCAACGACGATTTGATTCTTCGGTACTTTTTCGCGTCGGTACCCACGGGCGCGAAACCACGCCATAGGCAACTGCGTCGTAGGCATGGTCTTCGGCGTTGGTATCGGGCAATTCAGGTTTGTGTTTATCGTGCCCAATCATGGGAATAGTCCTGCGGCAGTGAATGCACGTGGAGAAAAATTTTATCGCGGGCTTATAGGTACCGTCTTCAAGTTGGTTACCGATAAGCCTTTGCTTGAAAGCGTTCGCGCCTTCCAACCTGCCTTTACTGCTTGGCATGAAGGGTACCAAACCTTTCTTTATCAGCACGCGATTTATTTCCTCTTCTATTGAAGGAGCCGTCACGCCCGTCCGTGCCCAGCACGCCGAATCCAAAACGCCGTAGCGCAAATCTTCGTCCGCCGTCTCAAGCTTGACAATTTCTTCGGCGATTTGCTTAGCCGTTTGACCCGTCCCGACGTTCGGCTTACCGCCCCAACCGTAAAGTTCGCGGTATACGTAAATATCGCCGTCGTAATCCACCGCAAACCACAACACGGCGTAAGGACGCGCTTGCCCGAAGTCCATTGAGCGAAACTTCAACCAATCACGCGGTATCTTGAACGGTTCGACGACATGCAAACTTTCGCGCCACATGCTGAAGTACTGCCCGCTCTCAATGCCCCATTCGCCGTCGCAAACTATCTTCGCCCGTTCCGGCTCCGTGCGCTGTATTTCGTCGAATAACGCCCTGTCAGCGTCCGAAAGAAATTCATTGCAACGATAAGTCGTCGTCATTGCCAGAACGTTATCGTTCGGCTTATCGAAGAATCGCGCCTTAAGCCAACTTGACGCACTCCACGGATTGAACGTTATCAGCCATTGAATATAGTAGCCGTCAGGCAACTGCCCGCGCAGGGATTCGTCTATGCGGTTGAAATCTTCTTCCGAACACTCGTAAGCCTCCTCCATCCAGCAAAAGCACAAATGCCCGCGTTCCACCGCAATCGAAGTAAGTTTCAATGCGTCATCACAGCCGCGAAAGATTATTTTCTGCCCCGTCGGAATGTACGTCATCTGCAACGGATTAACCGTGCACTTCCAGTACTTTTCGACGCCGAGACGATTTATCGCCCACTTCAACTGCGCGTAGCACGAGTTCGCCAAAGTCGCCGCCGTCTGCCTAACCACCAACGCATTCGCCAACGGCATTTGCATTAGCCGCACTATCAGCTTTAAAGCCGCCGTCGTCGACTTCTTGCTTGCACGCGAACCCTTGCACACCACATACCTTTTCGTACTGCGCCAAAATTCATCATACCCGCCCCCGACAACCCTTCGCGTTGAAAAGTTATCTTCTGTATTTTTGGTGGTATAAACCGTATGCGCGAAATTCTGTAAGTCCATGTATGCCCCCCGCGAACGGATATGCGGCTAGATATCGTCACGAATCACGACAGGCACGTTGCCCGTCAAGTCAATTTCCTGCTTGGTGACGAAAAGCCCGCGAACCTTGGCAAGCATTTCTGCCGCCTTCAACCGTTCCTTTGCTCCGACCTGCGCCGTCACGAGTTGGGGTTTGGTGAAGCCCTTGCCCGTGCCGATATTGACGACAACTTCCTCGGTCGTTTCGCCGCGCATTACTGCCGTCATGTATTCGAGAATCTCTTTGTCTTTCGCTACCCGTTCCGAATCAAGCTGTTGCAGTCGTGCGTCGATTGCCGCTTGTATCTTCGGATTCTTCAATAATTCAATCCCCGTTGCGCCCGCATTTTTGGGCGAATAACCCGCGCGGCGTGCGGATTCTGAAAGGTTGCCGCCCGTTTGAATGTAGCAATCAACGAATGCTTTTTGACGCTCGTTGAGCTTACTTTTGTCCTGCTTATTTCCTGCAAAATCCCTGTTCATATCATCACCCCCAATAAAAAACCCCGTCTTCGACGGGGATATTTTTTTGCCGCGAGCTATCACAACCGAAAAATGGTTAGTCACGAGACGCCACGCCTAAAGGCGCGGGCTTTACTTCAACGCCGCGACAATCAAGCCGCCGACTGCAACGGCTATCGCGCCAAAGCCGACGAACGCCGCCACCGTAAGGTTATGCAGTTGGTTGCTGAGAGTATCGAACTTTGAATCAATCTTCGCGTTCATCTGCCGAAGGTCTTCGCGCTGTTGCTTAAGTTCTTCCATGAAGACTGCAAATTTGGCGTCTTGAATTGCAAGCCGCATTTGATTTTCGGAATTGATTTTCTCCTGTTCAGTCATTGCCGCCGCCCCCCTTCGACGAGTTAACCGCCGCGAACGCCTTCAAGAAATGCTTTTGAGCGTCGGCAGGCAGTTTGGCAAATTCTTCGACAAGCCGCCTTTCGTCCGCCGATAACTTTTCTGCCGCGACTTGTGCCGGGGATTCGGCGTCCGTGGCGGCGTGATTCGCAAAATCTTCGACGCCGTATTGCACGAGTAAATCCGCCGCCCGTGTCAAGAACGCGGCAAGGCTCATACCCTGTTGCGCCGCCGCTTGCTTGTATTCGTCGCGTTTGCCTTTCTTTATCCAAATTGCCAGTCTATCATAATTCGCATTTTTATATTCTTGATTAGCTGTTGTCGCCATGATAATCACTCCTCTTTTGCGAGGAATTTTATCAAAAAATTTTTTCATTGGCTAGCAATTTTTTCTGCTGCCGACCGCCGAAAAGCCGACAAACTGCGTCACGACGCCATTTATCGCCCAAAAAATTTTTTTACGAAAGGTATTGACATGTGGTAGCACACGTGCTATTATGTGCACAACTTAAGGGGCTAGCACAAAGCAAGCAGGGAAGCCGCAAGGCGGAACTGCAAAGCAAGGCACCCTGAAAGTTGAAAATCGAATATCGGAGCAAAGCCAAAGCAAGCTCGATAGACGTTGCCGCGAACGGCGCGTGGAAGATAACACTTCATGGCAACATGGGGGGCGAAGTTAAGCGCGTGCTGAAATGTGGAATTAGCGACGCGGCAAGCTCTTTGAAAATCTAATATCGGTGACAGAGGAAAAACCTGCTTAGCAAGGGCACGACGAAAATATTTTGAGTTATCGGCGTGAAAGGCGGCTAGTGACAAAGTCCCCGTGACGACGCGGGGCGCAGGGCAAGTACCTTCACTGATACGAAAAAACTCTTTCCTTCCCTATTCACCAGAAAGCAGAAATGCTAATCAAGTTCGCTTTGCTCGCAAGGCAAAGCACTGATTAAAGGGCTTTAGTGAAAGTTGAAAGTCTTTTAATCAGTGCTTTTGAGCACACCAACTTAGGGAAGGGGAAATTAAAAATGACAACCACAATTACGACGCTCAAAAAGCAATTAAAGGCGGCGAATCGGCGCGTGGACAAGGCGATTGATATCTACAGAATTTTTACAAGCAAACTCTTCATGCCTTGGGGCGACAAAATAGTTAACGTCGCTGATATTGTCTTCCACCGTAAAGGCTCGTTTGAATACGCAAGCGACTTGTCGGAGCAATTTTATCGGCGCGGACGCGGCGGCAAATTCTACGTTAAACCGTTTGATTGTGAAAAGCGGCAACCTTGCACATGGTGCACATTCTGCGACGGCTCGGCTTGCGATAATGACAGCGGCGAAAAGTTTTACTGCCGTGATTATCTGGACTTGCGCGAATTGGAAGCGGCTATCGACAAGGCAACCGATGAACGCGAACGGCTTTTGAGCGAACTGGAAGCGGCGGGCGTCGACCCGTACACGGAAAAAGACTTGTGGTAGGAGGTGTCGGCAATGACGTACAAGGAAATTCTGCAGTGGACGGCGGCATATGCGGCAATCGACGCGGCGGCGGCAGTTATCTTCGCAAAAATCAGCAACAAAGCAATTCCAATGATTATCTCGATACTTTTCTAATCCTGCCTGATGATGACGGTTTGGCTAGCCGTCGAAACGTTCCCGACTTGGGGGCGTCGCAGGAAGCCACAATCGGCACGGACGCCGAAAAGGTTAACTCGAATCTGGGAAGGAGTTTTCACAATGAAAGAGATTAACAAGAAATTTGCCCGCGATGACGTTGCCCAAATAGCAATAATGTTGCGCGTTATGCTCCAAGACGTGGCGGCACTCCAAAAGCTTTACAACACCGAAGACGATACCGACGACGCAACAATTTATCTGCGTGCCTGTGAGTTGCTCGGCTCTTACCAAGATTTAAAGCCTTATCTTGAACGCCTCGCTCAACGTTGCGGCATGTGTTGTTTATTTCTTAAATAATCCTGCCTGATGATGACGGTTTGGCTAGCCGTCGAAACGTTCCCGAATTTGGGAACGTCGCAGGAAGCCGCCCGCAACGCGGGGACTTCAATAACTCGAACAGGGAAGGGGTTTTTTATCATGACAACGCAAGACAAGGCACAATGGGCAGTTGCAAACTACACGCTCAACGCAATATGCGAAGAAGACGCAATCCGCGCAGAAATGGAATTGGCGGAAGAATCCGCAACCAACGGCGAAATTGACATGCTTGACGAATATGTTGTCACGGCGTTGGCATTTGCTGAAGCGATTTTCAGTGAAACTAAATTTGCGCTGGCGAATCAGATTAAGTTCAGCGTTGACGGCGATATCATTGCGCCGATAATGCAGACCTTCGCTCGCGTAAAAAGCAAAGCACTTTGCATTACGGCAAGCTTGAGCGGCGTCGAATTCACCACGCGTCACGACAACTTTGCACTTCGCTATACGCTCGGCAGTGACTTGGTTAAAGTTCAAAACGCGGGCGAAGCCGTTATCCCGACGAAACAAATAGCAAAAATCGCCGCAATGATTGAATCGGACGTACGCGCACGCTATCACTTCACGGCAAGCAAACAAAGCCCGCAAGACGAAGGCGGCACGTTAAAAATCGCCGACCATGACGAAACACCGACACGCACGATTAAGTTGTTGGCTTGGCTTGACGGCAGAGCCGTAAAACCGCCGCGCTGTCTTTTTGACGGCGGCAAAAACAAGGCAACCATTTCGGCAAGCGAACTGAAAACTGCGCTCGCGAAAGTTTTGCCCGTGACGGATAACTCGCGAATGGCACGCGAATTTTGCAAAAACGTAAATTTTTCCTCGGTATGCGGCGCACTGCTTTTGACGGCGGCAAGCCTTTCAACACTTGTAACGACAACGCCCGCGCTCGACTTTACAACGGCGACTAAAAATTTCAACCGCAATATTCGCGTCGACGCGCTGAACTTCATCAAGCCGCTTTTGAGCAACGGCGAAGTCACGATATCCTACGCAACGCCGCGACGTTTAATCGACTATACCGTCATTGAGTACAACGGCTGGCAGATATCTGCAACCAATCATTTGGACAAATTCCCGACTTTCAATTTCGCTGAAGTTTTGAGCAACGCGCCTGTCACGTCGACAATCGCCACGGCAGATTTAATTCCTGCAGTGAAACTTTGCAAGCTGTTCGCCGACGAAAGCGACGCTATCAGCTTACGCTTTGAGCGGGATTATCTCGAAAACGGGCGCGGCTATCATGACGGCGCACTAGTCACAGGCGACAACATGCATTCGGCGGGAGCTTACCCCAACGCTTGGGAGAAATGCGGCAGGGTTAGCAAGTGGATTGAAGCTAAAACCGACGGCGCGGAATTCGACTTCGCGATAGCGCATTACAACGCGGACAAACTGCTTGCGCTTTGCAAGGCGGCGGGAAGTCAAATTACATTCCGCTTGAGCAAAGAATCCGCAGTAATTATTGGCGAAAATCTGATAGCCGCCACACGGCACGTAGGCGGAGCTAAACTGCCCGAAAAAACAATGTCGCAAAGATTATCTACCGAAAACACTGCTGAAAATGTCGCAGAATTTGAAATGGAGACTGTCAAAGTTGCGTCGTAACCTTTAATCCGTACCGATGATGACGGGGACGGCTACCTCGTCGAAACGCCCGCAAGGGCGTCTACGGAAGCCGAAAGGTTTTCACCAAATTAGGGAAGGGGTTTTTACAATGAAAAACATGCAAGCGATTATGCGGGAAGTCTTAACGGCACACCGTGACAACATGTGCGAAAGCAACATTGAATTGTTGGGGCTCGCTGACACGGCGCGATATGCAGAAATGCGGTTGCGCCTTGCTCGCAAGTGGCATGATTCGGAAAAGCGCAAGGCGGCGAAAATGGCGAAGGCAACTGCCGATTGGCACGACGCCCGCGACGCGCACAAAGCGGCATATCTGATTCACGACCGCAACTACAGCGACGCCAAAAAAATGATTGCGGAATTTGAGCGCGACGTTAAGACACTCGAAAGCCGCATGAATCCGACCGCCGCAAAATATTCGGCACATTATTGGAACGTCGACGTTGACGTCTACATTTACGACGACACCGACATCAGCGACGCAGAAATCAAAGCATACGCCGCCGCCATTATGAAATGCTTGCGCGGTGAATTCGCCATAACCAACGACGGCACGCCCGGCGACAGAGGATTTAGCTTTTGGGCGGACGACGCCGACCAAAGCGAACTCGACGACCTTTTGAGCGGGCTCGAAAAGCGCGGTTGTGTTATCGAATATCCCGACTGGGACGAACTCAACGGAACTGCCGAATAACCTTCATTGTTCGCTGAAGTTTTTGCCTCGGGGCTTTACTTGACAGGTAAAGCCTCGCACAAAGCCTTCACGGGCTGATTATTCACAGGTTTTAGGGAAGGAGTTTTTATCATGACTATCAGCAAAGCGTTCAAAAAAATCCGTGGCATTTTCGGCAACGTCACGCCGCGCACGGCGAAACGCACAATCGGCACGCCGACGCTCAAAATCGCAGTCACGAATCCGCAACCGCAACTGCCGACACGCGACGAACTGCACACGCGCACGGCTCAAATTCTGCACCGCGTTATTGAGCAAAAGCTGAACAACTTTATGGACGCGCTAAGTAACTACCGCAGTTTCGGCAATAATTATGCCCTTGCGTTTGACTTCGCGCTCGCTAACCTTATCGGATTCGGCATTAACGACGGCGACGACCAAGACGCTTTTTGCGCCGCGCTTGAGCATGCGGGGATTGACGCGGACGCCGTTGACGTTGAAGACGTTCCTCGTATTGCCGAACTCGCCGAAAAAATCAATAGCGGCGATTACACGTTCCTTGACGAAGTTTACGACGATGAAGCCTTCGGCGAATGGATTTATGACAAAATCGAAAGCAACGGCAGATACAAGCTGGGATTTCTTTCGGAGTACATTGACTTTGAACGGCTCGCACACGACACACGCGAAGAAGAAGGCGGCATGTACACAAGCTACGGATACTTTCAAATTGGCGAACTTTACTATTGATTGTCAAGAGACGACAGCGCAACAGCAAATAACCTCACTGAAGACCGGCGATTGTCGGGCGTGGCGACAAGTCACGTGGCGGGCTGACTACCCGCCGAAACGCCCTTCGGGGCGTCTGGGGAAGTCAATTATTCACCAAATTGGGAAGGGGTTTTTATCATGAAAACGACAAAAGAAAAGCTCGAAGCGGCACGCGACAGGGCGGAAAACAAAGCGGTTGAGTATTATTGCGAATTTGAAGACGAACTTAAATGGATTTATTTTACTACTAAGCCTATCTCTCGCTACCGCAACCGCAAATTGCCTGTACTCTATGATTTGTGGCAAGAAAACCGCCGTGCATGGAACGACGACGAACTTGCTTTTGTTGCCGAACTTGGAAGCGGCGGTTATCTCCTCTACGAAGAGGACGAAGACGAACCAAGCCGCCTTCAAGAATGCACACGCCGCGCCATTGCCCGCTTGAGAACGCTCGCGAAACGAATTGCTTACTGGAACGCCAAATACTGCGAACTGGATTTTGCCGTCGACGAATGTGACTGCTAATCATGACGCCGCCAAACGGAAAACCGCCTCGGTTAATCGGGGCGGTTTTTTTATGTTAAGCGGTTGCCCGCAGAATTTTCAGCATGACTATATCAGATATCGGAAAGTGCAACAAGATGACATTTCAAAAATTTTTCGTGCAATCTGTAGACGTGGCGGAGAGTGTATCTCATGCGCCGCGCCGTTTCCTTGAGCGACAAGCCCTCGACGTAGCGCAGGACAAGGAAGGATTGAAGCGGCGGACTGTCGACTTCGCGCAGAATGACTTCGGCAAGTGTTGACTGAACTTTTGGAAGTTGCCCGCGCAAATCCTCAAGTTCGCGTTCGGCGTCGACAATCATCAGCGCAATTCTTTCGACGCGCGACTTCGCCTCGGAGGAATGCGGCAAACCGTCAAGCACGGGCACAATATTATCCATGCTGATTCGCAACTCTTGAACACGACGCTCAAGGTTGCGGATTTTTTTTTGCAAGTCTCGTACGCTGTTCAAAGTTTCTGCCGTCAATTCAGTTCGCCGCCTTTCCTTAGCCTTTCACTTTATTTTTGAGCGTTTTGCCGGGGCGGAAAAGAACGCGTTTGTGCGCCTCAAGCTGAATGACTTCGCCCGTGCGGGGATTGCGTCCTTCACGGGCGGCGCGTTCCTTCACCTCGAAAGTGCCGAATCCGATAAGCGTAACCTTGCCGCCGTTGACGAGTTCGCCGCCGATAAATTTCAGCGCGTCGGAGATAACGCTGTCGATATATGCGCGTGCGTTCGGAGTGAACGTGCCGTGTTTGGCGGCAATGGCGTCAATCAGTTCCGATTTGTTCATAACAACACCACCTTTTTTTGTCCATATCAAGAATCGCCAATTTCTTTTTAAGCCCGAACTGCTTTGCGGCTTTGTACTTGCGTGCAAGTTTATTGTAGGCGTCGGGATTGCGGAAAGCGTCGACGCCGAGGCGGCTTAAATCTCTGGCGATTTGTCCGCGAATTTTAATCATCTCGTCGTATTTCAGCAGAGCAAATTTTTTGACTTCGGCGATAGTAACTTCGTCGGCGTCGCAGGGATTAAGCAGACGCAGAATTTTTTCCATTGGTTATCACCTCCTGCAGTTCGATATAAATATGCGGCTTGCCCTTGAATAACCAAACTTGTCCGTTGACTATTGCGGCGTCGTCGGTGAAGCAGATACCGTTCAAGGCGTCGCAGATAGCTTTGCCGTGATTGTCCCAGTCGCCGAAATTGCGCGAGGCGGGATTGCGGTTGCGATAGCATTCTGCATAGAATTTGACGTTGCCCGTAAGCGGAGCCCGTCCGTGCATGGCAAGTTTGGCGAAGGTCGCGAGCCGGTCTTTGTATTCTCGGTACCAAGCAAGTTCGTAACGTTGCTTGCCGTTAGAAGCCACGCGCGGAGCAGGTCGCGGTTCCATGGGCACGGTGAATTTAATCGCCGACATGACCGACAATTTCAAGGTCGTGAGCGACGTAAGCCAATTCATCATCACCGTTGGAAAGAATGAACGCGCCTTGAGAGTAACGGACGGGGCAACGTTCACCTTCGGAATCCTCAACGATATCGCCCTCGAAGATTTCTTTGCCGTGTTTGTCGCGAATGTCACTGCCGAGTTCGCAGTTGATAGTTTCAACCTTGGTGACGGGCAAGCCGAATTCGTTAATGACGCGCTGTCTGATTGAGTGTTTCATAATGTAGCCTCCTTAAGTTTGAGTTCGTCTAAGTTATAAAAACATTCGATGTCGGCACAGTCTTTGTCGGTTACTTGCCAAGTCAAATGCGCCTGCCACTCGTTGCTGATGAATTCGTCGTCGTCAAGCAAGATGTCGTCCTCGTAAACTTTTTTGCCGTTGGCGTCATGCCCGACAAGTTGAGCGACGCTGTTGGGTTTGACTTCGACGGCGGCAACGCGTTTGTCAAAAATAATTCCTACGCGTCCGCCCGTCATGTGAATCAAGTCGCCGTAAACATATTTGCCGTTGTCGACGCGCTTGCCGCGAAATTCAATTTCTCTCATGATTCAAGCCTCCTTAAGCGTGAGTTTCTTGAAATTGTAAGTGGCAAGCCCCGCTTTATTACGTGCGTAACTGCCGAGAGCGGCAATCCACTCTTCGCCGCTTGCGTGAATCAGCGTATCGCCCTCGTAGACTTCGTTGCCGTTAGAATCGTGCCCGACAAGTTGAGCGACGCTGTTGGGTTCGACTTCGTAGGCGGCAGTGCGGTTAGTAGCAATGCACGGTTCCCCGCAACGCCCTACGATAAAATACCCGTAAACCATTCTGCCTGTATCAACGTCGCGCCCGCGAAATTTAATTTCTCTCATGCTGTAACCTCCTGATAAAATCTGCGCGGCGGCAGGTGCTTAAAAATTTGAGTAAGGGAATCGGCTGTCGTGTGCGATTGTCAAAAAGCGAACGACGAACCGTGAAAACCTGCCGCCTTGCATTTGACTATATTTGAACGTCACAGGCGGTTAAATTTTCGGCAAACATTTTCGGAGGCGTTCACCTCGTTTCTTGAATTTTCAAAAGCCGCCCGTGCCGCACAATGCGGGATTAATCGTCGTCACATTCCCAACTGATATCGGTGTAGCCGTTCAAGAATTCTTCGACGCAGATTTTGTCGAATTCATCGCCGTAGAAATTGAAGATGATATCTTCGCTCACGCAGTCAATCAAAAGCGTTTCGGGATTGTATTCAATAAGTTTCCCGACAAGCTCAAAAACATCTCCGTAACCTAGTTTGTGAACGTCGATTTTGTATCGATACATGATTGAACCTCCGCTAAAAAACAAAGGGCGGACGGGGAAGCGCGGCAGAGCGCAACGTCCGCCCAATGAATCATTTCAAATTGACGGTGAATGTATCGGGCAGAAATTGAGCGTGAAGCCCGTCAATAATTTCGCCCGTGTCGGCGTAGAAAACGTTATCGCCGTCGGTGTCGAGTTTCGCCTTGAAGTGTTGCCAATCGACGTATTCTTCGACGTTGACTTTCAAGTACTCGTGGGCTTTGTGTTTGACGAAGTGTATTAAGCGTTCGTCGCGAGCGTTCGCTTCTTTGAGGTCGTCGAAGAAAAATTTGGGCGTTGGTTTGTGGAAAGAGAGCTTGCCGCTGGGCAGTTCCATGGAACGTTTTTTGCCGGTGATAGCGATTTCGGCGAATCGGCGCAAGTCTTCGGTGAGCGAAGCGATTTCCTGTCTTGCGAACGTGGTATCGTCGACGCAGATTTTTTGAGCGTCGGCGATTTTGCGTTCGTAGTGAAGAATCAAAGCGTCGCGTTGTTCCTCGGCGTGCTTAATTTGAGCCTCGTAATCGGCGATTTTAGCCAAAGCGTCTTCGGCTTGAGTGATGTCTTCAATCATGATTCGTTCTCCTCATTGTAGAAGTAGAGCAAGAGAATAAGCGCGGCGTTGAGGAAGCCCATGACGTAAGCGACACCGGGCGACGGTTCGTCGACAATCAGCGCGATAATTGAAATTGCCAACGTGCAGACGGTGACAACCGTCATGACGGTTTGCGGGTCGCCTGTGAATTCAAGCAGTTTTTTCAGCATAGGGAGCCTCCTTGAGCACGCCGTTTTTCAGTTGGCATTGGCAAAGATAGCAACCGTCCTTGGCGTAAGCAAAACTCCTGAACGACACGACGTAATCCTTGACGATATTTTTTTCTTCCCAAGTGACGGTGATTGTGTCGTCGTCGTAAATTTCTTTGCCGTTGGCGTCGTAGCCCGCGAGTTGCGCAACGGATTCGGGTTCGACTTCGTGCCACGTGCAGTTTTCGATGATGTAAGGCACGTCGCCACTTTCAGCGTAAAAGCCGAAACGATACTTGCCGCTAAGGTCGCGTCCTCGGAATTTAATTTCCTTCATGATGCCGCCTCCACTGTGAGTTCGATAAATTCTTTGGTGAAGTCGAGCGGTGCGCGGCGGAATACCGGCGTTCTGTTGCTCTGCCACTCAACGACAGAATCGAACTTTGCGATGTAGGTATTGCCTTGACTATCAGTGAGTTTGTCGCGCTCATAGACTTCGTTACCGTGCGAATCGTGGCCGAGGAATTGAACAACAGTGTCGGAGTTGACTTCGACGGCGGCAACGCTTTTGTCGAAGATAATTCCTATGCGCCCGCCCGTCATGTGAATCAAGTCGCCGAAAACGAATTCGTCATTGTTGACGCGGCGTCCGCGAAATTTGATTTCTCTCATGCTTGCACCTCAAGAATCAATTCGGATTGAACTTCGCCCGTAACGGGGTCGACGATAACGGGCGCGGACGCGGCAAGCGCGGGTATTTCGTCGTGCGTATAGATACCGTCGCGATTTTGAACGTGTCCGCCGTTGTCCACGTAGGTGAAAGTGTTGCGGTCGACAACGCTTTGGTCGCCTTGAATTGCTTCCGCCATTTCCGCCGAGAGTAAGCCGCCCGCCGTGAGCAATCTTTTCAGCACGGTTTTACTTGCCATTGCGTCAAAATTCGTCGTCCACGGCGAAGACTGCCAACCCTTATTTTTGTCCGTGCGATAACTTTGCGAATACTTGAGCGCGTGCGCCTCAATCTCTTTAACCGTCATGTACAACGTCTTTTCAAAGCCGTTGGTGAGCCGCATGTACGCCACGTAGCCGACAACTTCATCTGAAAGTTTTTCACCGATAATCGGTTCGCCCGTTATCGGGTGGAAACCGCGAAGTTCCCCGTCGTAGACTTTACCTGCGTGCAGTCTTGTATATTGCTTTGTGCGGTGGGCAAGCTGAACAAGTCCGCGAACGCCGATTTGGAAAGTAGCCTTGCCCTTGAACGGCACGATGTAAGCTTGTCCGAGTGACGGCGTGATTGACAGGTTGAGAGTTGCGGCAAGTCCCGCCGCGCCGAGAATACTGCGTGCGTCGCACGACTGCAGTTGACTGTTGCTGTTGTAGATGTTGAGCAAAGCGGAAGTGAAACCCGCCGCTTTTTTGCCGAGCACTTCATTGAAACGATTTTTGATTGTGTCGCTGTTGAGCAACGCGGGCAGATTTGAAGTCGCCATAAATTTTGCCTCCTTTGGTCGGGCAGGACGAAAATTTTACTTGCGCCCTGCCCGATTTCGTGATACCCTTTTCGCGGGTTATTTGTTGTTGCGCTGTTGTCAGCGCATTATTTTTTTGTCCGTTCCGCGTGTTTGCGGGCAAGAATTTCTTCGCGGTGTTTGTAGTAACGCCCGCGAGCGTATGCGCGGCGATAGGCGTCGTATGCGTCAATCGCGCAGTCGTCCGAGCAATAGTTACGATGTTTTCTGTCGGGCTTGAATTCCTTGCCGCAATGCTTGCAGAGTTTAATCACGTTTCCGCCCCCTTGCGCCGCCGGTAATTTTTGTTCGCGCGCTCAAGGCACGAATCGCGGTTTTCGTCGTAGTAGCGGCGGAAATATTCAAGGCGCGAATCGCGAATTTCTGCGTAGTAGCGGCGGTACCGTTCGCGTGCTTGCTTGCGATGTGCAAGTGTCGCACATTCGTCCGAGCAATATTTGTAGCGTTTGCCGTCAAGCAGAAACCGGTTGCCGCAGTACGCACAAATTTTGCCGCCGCTCATGACGCTTTCGCCGCCTTCGCCGCTTGAAGTTCGTCCCACATTTGGTTCCAGCGATTGAGCAAATCAATGTGTCTGTTCGTACTCGCGTGCCAACGTATTCTGTCGCGCGTATCGTGCTTGTCGAGTTCGTTTAACTTCGCCCAACGTGCTTTGTATTTGTCCCAGTTTTCCACGGACGTCGCGTAGGCAAGTTTGCGCATGATGTCACGCTTTTGGTCGCGGCGGCGCATACGTGCTTCGTAATGCCGCGCAATTTCTTCGAGCTGAAAGAGTTCGTGGTCGAGTTCTTTTTGGACGCGGTCGCGTTCTTCTTGCGTCAAGCCGATAAGAGTTGTTGCCAACATGATTAGTTCCTCCTTTGAATTTCCAGATACTTTTCGCGAGCTTCGGCGAATTTTTTTTGCGCCAATTCCCGCGTGTCGACGGGTTTTCTTTCGTGTTGTGCAAGCCGCAGTTCTTCCCACGCCTTACGGCATTCCTCCCGTGCCTGTGTAGCCGTCACGTTATCGCCTCCTTGAATTGCCTTTGAGCAGAATCGGTTTGCAGATAGCCCTGCAACGGTCGGCAATGCGTGAGCCGTTGGAACTTTCGCCGTCGGTGGCGTTGTCCAGTTCTTGCCGAATCTGTTCAAGCGGGTAGTTGCTCGTGATAATCGTCGTCAAGTCGGGTCTGTCAAACCGCGCGTCGATAATTGTGCAAAGCGTCGTACCGGCAAACTTCGTCGGTTTTTCCATGCCGAAATCGTCAAGGATAAGCAGTTCGGCGTTACAAGCGGCGTTGATGACTTGTGATTCGGTGAGTTCGCTTTTGTCGCCGAAGGTGTTGCGGATATCGGCAAGCAGTCGCGGAACTTTCTCGAAGACAACGCCCTTGCCCGCTTTGAGAAAATCTTTGGCGATAAGCGCGGCAAGAAAAGTTTTGCCCGTGCCGCAGTTGCCATAGAGGAACGCGCCCTGCCGCGTCTCAAGTGCCGACTTCGCGTAAGCAACGGCGGCGGCGTTTTCGGTGTCGACGCGATAATCGGCGTAGGTTTTATCGGCGTAAATGTCGGGCAGGTGCGAACTTTTCAGCAAACGCGCCAACGTCTTTTGCCGAGTTGCCGCCGCGTCGAATTCGCATTGCCCGCTACGAATAACCAGTACGCCGTCCTCGACGTTGATTGTCGGGATAACTTCCTTGCCTGACGTTTTCCGGCAAGGCAAGCCCTTGCAGTTCGCGCATTGAGCAATTTCGCGCTCCGCCGCAAGGATTTGTTCAATGACGTAATCGGGCTGTTCGCCGTAAAGTTTGGTGATTCGCGGACGTTCTCCGGCGATAATCTTTTCGCGTTCAGCCCGCCGCTTCACCATTCGTTGACGCGTCTCCTCGCTGACTACGAAGCTTGCTGATACTCTCGTAAATCCAGCTTGTGTCGGGTTCTTCGCCGTAATCGATTGTTGTTGCTCCATACTTTTCACCTCCTTTCGGTGCATATGTGCGCTTAGGTTGCGGATTCTTCATATCGTCGTAGATTTTCTTGAAATAGTTGTAGCGAAGTCGGGCGGTATCCTTGCTCCCCACGGCGCGAACAATCGCCCGGTGAACAAGCTCAAAGTCTTCGTTCGCCAACATTTCCAGTTCGTAGGCAACCGAACCCGTCAACTTAAAGCCCGTTTCATACTCCCAAACGTCGTGAATATCCATGTCGGAATTGTCACTGTTTACCGTCGAAACTTCCGTGATTTTTGAGTTCCTATTAACGCGTGCGTGTGTGCGTGCGCCCGCGCGTTCATCTCTATCATCATTTAAAGGGTTAAGGTTAGGGGTATAGGGGTCGCGCGCGCGTATATTAGGAACTTCAGCGGGTGCTCGGCAACTGCTCGGCAACTGCTCGGCAACTGCTCGATTGGTGCTCGGCAACTGCTCGATGACTGCTCGATTGGGCAAGAGTTTGTAGCGGGTGGTTTTGCCTTGCCGCGTCTCGAAGTCGATAAGCCCCGCGTTTTTCAGGCGGCGTCTTGCCTCGACAATCGTACTGCCGCTTTGAATGCCGGTACGGCTCATTAACTCACGGTCGGACACCGGAAGACTTTCGGGGAACCTGTGTTCGTCGAAGATTACGAAAAGCTTGTAACCAACGAGTTGCGTCAGTGCCGTCAAGTCGCCTTCGCCAAAGCGTGCGTTTAAGGTTTTCCAGCCTTCAAAGAATTCCATTCGGATTTGCCTCCTTTCTTGAGCTTGGTTTTCTCGTTCGTCGAAACGCTCTGCGCTCTTATGTTTCTTACTATTCAATCGCTGTCTGTTCGACGTTGAGGTTCAAAGGCTCAAGTCCAACCTTCGCATGGAAGGGCAGAGTTGAAACTTTGAATCTTCCGCCTGGTCGCAAGCCCTGTGCACGGGGTTTGCTTTCGGCGTCACGGCTTAATAGCGTCCGTATTCGCACCAATAATCGAATGCCGTCTTGTCGGGAACGTCGCACATGTCAAGTCGCGGGTCTTCGGGGTCTTCCCATTCGCACGTTTCCGAGTTCCACTCCTGATAGACAGTCGGGGCAATGTCTCCGCTTACGTAAAAGCTTGCTTTGTGGTCAAGGTAGTCGTCGCAGAGAATTTCGCCGTTTTCGATAACAACGGGTTCGCCGTCGTAATCCAGCGTGACATACTCAATCTTCGTCATAAAATTCCACTCCTCAATTCGTCGATGACGCGTTCATTCCAAAGGATTTGATAACCGCTGTGCCCGTTGCGCGCAGTGTCGGCAGAATTTCGGTAGCGATAAGCAACTGGAAGTTTTTAGCCGCCTCGTTCGACGCCTTCATTGCCAGCAGGTAGAATGCCGATTCGGGGATAAAGTACCCGTCCGCCGTTGTTTTCGCCACTTCTGGCGAAAAACCGAATTCCTGCAGATACTCGTTGACACGACGCCATTTGACGTATTCGACGCTGTAGTAAACGCCCTTGCCGACGCTCCGCCTCTTCAGTCTCATGTTCCCCTCCCAAAATTTTTACCACTAATTGGTTGTCAAGTTGGGTTTGCATTGATAAAATGCCCATGCGGACATTTCGTGCCCCATAGTTCGCGAAGGTCACTCACTCCAAGAACGTCCGCGATTCTGATTGCGGTTATTGCGTCCGGCACGCGGTGGTCGTTGCTGTTGATATCCGCTTCGTATCTTTTATACGTTCTAAGCGGTATGTTTGCTTTACCTGCAAACTGGGCTTGCGTTAACCCCAACAACTTTCTTCTGGCTTGTATGGTGTTGGTCATTTCACCTCACTCCTTTTGTATTAACAGTGTCCCGTTTAGTCCTGTTTTGCACATTATAAAAGGACTGATTGGGCTTGTCAAGGTAAGTTAAAAATTTTTTCCGAAGGGGGATTCGATTATGCCTGAATTAGTGACTCGTCTGGACGAATTAAAGTCTTCAAGAAAGCTTATGCAAAAGCAAGTTGCGGAAGGAGCCGGTATTCCTCTTCGCACATATCGACGTTATGAGAACGGAGAACGGGAGCCGTCTGCGTCTATCATTATTTCGCTTGCCGATTTCTTCAACGTGTCGACAGACTACCTATTGGGTCGCACGGACAATCCGCAGAGGATTTAACCTTTAGCCGCCTTCGGGCGGTTTTTTTGAGGAGTGAATAAGTATCTGCATGTCCCCGAAACCGTCTTTGAAAAATTTTGCGCGTCGTCGTCCAAAGGTACTTTTGTAAATAAACACGTCAAGCCGGTCTACCTTGAAGTACCTTTAACTAATCGGGAACGGCAAATGGTATCCCAATCGTGTCTTCAATCAACGATACCCTGTCCCACTCAACGATGATTCTTGCGTGCGGGTGCCACTCTTTTTGAAGATACTCGACGAGCGGGGTGCAGAGTTTTTTTATAAACTCGGCACGTTGTTCGTAATCAAAATCTTCGGCGGCTTCAGCAGTATCCTGCAACACTTGGTAATGTACGCCGTTGCCGTCCGGGGCTATACGGCAAAGAACTTGTTCGTTCATTGGCAGTTCCTTTCTCGCCTTCGGGCGGTTTTTCACCCAAGGTGCCCAATGCCTCTATGCCCATGCGCGTGTTTTGGAACTTGACGGCGGTCGGCAGTGGCTTTGAGTTCTTCGTAAGTCTTGCCGAAGACTTCAATTTGAGCGCGGTAAGTGCCGTAGTCCATATTGCAATCGGCGGCTTCGCGTTCCCAATCGGCAAGCGTCCGCTTGTGAATTGCTTTGGCAAGAGCGCGGGCAGTCGCCTCGTTGGCGGCTTTCTGAATGCGTGCAAGTTCGTAACTCTGCGAAACGGCTTTGTGTCCGCATTCCCGTGAGCAATATTTCTGCCCGCTGTTTTTCGGCTTGAATTCCTCCCCGCAAGTTTCGCATTTCATATCGGTACCTCAAAAGGGCGTATCGTCAGCTCCATTCGTAGCCCAAATCAAACGGTTTAATTTTTTCGACGATATTTTTCACGTGTTGAGTGAGGAAATTTTTTATATCGTCGTCGGCTTCAAATGCGCGTTCGATGAATTCTTCGGCTTTGGCGGTGCTTGCGCTTTTAAGTCCGCTGATACCGCTAATATAGTTACAGCCGTGATACAGGCGGATAAATCGCGCCACGTCGTTGAATTCTGCCGTAAACGGAATGCCTTTGAACGTGAAGTCGGTTGAATACTCCGTGCAAGTCGGGCAACCGTGATTGTCGTAAATCAGTTCCGATTTCCACGGCGCGAAGCTGAAATTTGTCGAGTTCATGTTGCGCCTCCTCAAAAGGGCGTGTCGTCGGGGTCGACGGGCGAACTTTCAAAGCCGGTATTGGTCGGCGACGGAGTTTGCCGCGCAGATTCATTGTCCGAAGAATCTTTCTTGCCGTCGGCGAATTCCGCCGTCTCGACAACAACGTCGGACGTGTAATGCTTCACGCCGTCTTTCTCGTATGAGCCTGTTTGTACGTGCCCTTCGATTAGCAGTCGCGTACCTTTGGCGAAATACTTGCTCAAAAATTCGGCGGTTTTGCCGAACGCCACGAGGTTAAAGAAGTCGGCAGAATCTTCCTTCGTAAAGCGGCGGTCAACTGCAAGCCCCGTTCGCGCATACGCTTTGCCGTCTTTGGACATTTGCAAATCAACGTCGCGCGTCAATCTGCCCATTAAAAATATCTTGTTCACAGAATCAACTCCTTTGGTTATCGCTCAAGCCCGCACTCCGCAGAGTGCAGGATTCAACGATAAGCGCAACTGTGATTTACGCAAGCAATTCGTGGAGCGGGGTAAGGTCACGATTAATTTCTTCCGCCTTGAGCGTGACGGCGGTGCGAAGCGCGTCCTTCTTTGAGGAGCCGAAAATCCTGACGATAGCTTCTGCGCGTTCGCCAATGTCGTCGAAGTCTTTTACTGTGATGACGGGGACGGTCGTCGTGCCGGTGTTATTCTCCATTTGTGTATCCACCTCTATTGATGACACAGTTTGATTTAAGTCGCTGCGAATTGCTGTAATCATACTGTCTTTTGTAGTCGTGACTGTGCCGGGCTTGTTGAATACTTCGCGGTTAAAGAATTCAATCAATCGTTCGGCTTCCATGCGGGCGTTGTCTCTGATAGGTTGATTGTGTTTCGCACGTGGCGTAGTCATAAGTGTCAGCCGAATAAAAGATTCTAAAATTGGAATTATCGCGTCTAAATTTGTTACGTAAGAAGTCCTGTTATTCGCGACTTGTTTGGTAAGCATTGAGAATCTTTTATTTTTGAATATAACGCCAAGAGTAGTGTCCAGCCCAAATGTGCCGTTAAATCCTAATGCTGAATAGATTTGCACAAGCTGAACATACTGCTTGTCGCCGTCTGACCAGATGACAATAGGTCTGCCGTTTGGTGCAATGAGTTTTTTGACTTCTTTAAGCTGATACGGATTTTGTTTAGTCATAGAATCACTCCTTTCAAAACGCTTAAGCCCGCCGTCCACCGCTGAACGGCGGGACTAAGCGTTTCACGATAAGGAGGTTAGTCAAATGCCGTGATGTCGCCCGCCTTTGTCAAAAGCTCCGGCAGATGACGTAAGCGGGCGTCACCATTTACAACCAACAACCCAAGGAAGGATTATTTAGCGGGCAGACGGAATCGAACCGACTTTAGCGAACCTGCGCCCGCGTGTTGCCGCCGATGACGGCGGCTTTCAGTTTTCAAAAGCGAGAGGGAAATATTTTGGCGACTGCCCGAATCGAACGGGCATATGCAAACCTGCGCCGCCGTGTTGCCCGCCCTGCCTATTCCCCGTTCGGCAAGGCGGTTATTTCTTTTCGGAGAAATCTACAGTTTAAGTTCGCCACGTTCGATTTTGTTAGCGAGGTGATGAAGTTCTGCGGTAAAAAGTTTCGGGTCAAGCGATATCGGGTCTTTGCTATACGTGCGCCACTCGTTGTGAATTTTCAGCAATGCCTCGCACATTTCGTTAAGGGACTTTTGCCCGAGGAATGATTCGTCTTTATTATTTGCGCAGGCAGCACAAGCTTGCAGAAACAAATGCGCTTGCAAGAATCTGTCGCTAAGTTTTTGCTGTTCGTCAGTCATGCTGTTTCCTCCGTGAATTCGTCCAAAAGGTTATTCAAGGCGTCTTGCCGGTCTTCAAAGGCGTTCCTGCGCTTGCGGATAGCGGCTTGAAGAACTTCGCGCGGACTTAAGCCGACGAGCGCGGCGAATCGTTGAACAATTTCCTTGTCGGTGAGGTCACGCGTTTGTGTCAGGGCGGGCGTGCTGTCGGTAAGTTCTTTGTATTGCTCAAGGTCGGCGTCTTTGATTGTGAAACTGTTGGTGAATTGGCGTTTGTTCCAGACGTGTTGTTGCTCTAAGGTTAGCGGATAACAGGTACCGTCGATTTGAGTGCGTTCTTCCAAGTCGCGCAATTTTTCGTAATAAACTCTGCCGTCCTTGAAGTCGACGACGCAGATAAACGTCGGAGCCTCGCTTATGTCTCGTGTTTTCAACTGCTTAACCGTGTCGGTATTTAACCAATAGCAGTGACTGTTGTAGATTCTTTGTGCCTCCGTGACGTAAATAAAGCCTTTTGTCTCGGCGCCCAAATCAACGCGAAAATGTTCAATGCCGCTGTACTTTTCTATGCTGTAGCCTGTCTTTGTAAAGAAATCTCGAACGATATCTTTGCAAAGCTCGTGGATTTTGTCTGCCAAATCAATCACTCCTAACAATATCCGTAAGTTTGCGTGGCTTGCCAAAAAACAGATAATCAATTTTGCCGTAGGAACGCGGGTCGAAGGGATTACGCTCGCCGTACCAACAACCGCGCATGACGCAATAGCAATCGTTATTTTTGCTGAAGAGGACGATTGAGCGGGCAGGGTTTCCGTCAATTAAAACATAATCGCCGGTACGAATGGCGTTGCCAAATTTGTCGGAAAAGCCCGTGTCGACACCGATTAAATTTTCACGACGGTCTCTTGCGGCGTCCATTTCCCGCCAAAGTCGATAATTGCGCGTGCGTTTGTTGTCTCTCAATTTCATTGCCGAAAACCTCAATAACCTCAAATTGGTTTTCCCCTTGTTGAAAGAAATTAGCTGTCAACGGATTTGATGAACCTGTCGATTAATTCTTTGAGCGACGAGTTACCTGCATACCACTTGCCGCGAAAGTAGAATTCGCGGACGTGGCATTGAGCGGCGTCGATATCCTCTGCCGGATTGTCAACGTTATGCTCCGCGATGATGAAGACGGCGGGCTTTTTCAGTCGGTTGAAGTCGTCACACATGCGAACCAACGCAAGCTTTTGTCCGTAGGGAACCTGCTTGCCTATGCCTTTAATCTCGAACAGGACGTAAGCTTTATCGTGCCACTCAATCAGCCCGTCGCAGTCGGTCGGCATTCCCTTTCCTGCAAGCCGAATCCCGCCGAAGTCAATCAGTTGCCGAGCACGCGCCCGATTCAGTATTTCGCTTTGCATTACGCGTTCCCCGAATCAGATTGTGAAGTAAGCCCAAAAGAACGCCGCCATGCCCACTGCGAATCCCGCCGCCAAACCCGCCGCCGCTATCTGCAGATATTGTTTAATCATTCGCTTTGCCTCCTAATGTCCACGGTTTTTTTCGTGGCAGTGATTTGACTTCGGATAACCAAAAACGCCGCTGTTCGGAATTGACGAAGTAAGGCGTCAATAGTCCTGCCTTGACGAAATCGCCGATAGTCGCCTTGCCGACGCCGAGTATTTGCGCCGCCTCACTTGCCCGAATCAATCTGTCTGCCGGAAGTGGCAGAATCGCTTTGTCGCCGAGTTCGCACAACGCTTTGATTAGCGGCATAATGTCGGCGGCTATCGCTTGAAGTTTCTGTGCCTTGCGTGTCAACTTGTCGAGCGCGTCTAAGTCCAAAGTGTTCAATGATTTACTCCTCTGCTATAATTCCCCAGAAAGGTGGTGATGTCGCTAGTCTGCAACGAAAGGGGGTGAAACTGATGACTGTTGCCGATAAAGAAATTGCGCGGGATATTCTCGTCAAACTGCTTGAGACAAATGCGCTATTCTTTGAACAATCTACCGCCACCATGTCGGTGGAAAAACGTGCTGAAGTCGAATCGCAGAATCTTCGGAGCGTTTGCACCGCTTACGAAACGATTCTGCGCACGGTTGCCGCTTCAAATTCCTAACTTCATGATTAGTTCAAAACATTCACGCACGGCGCGTATCTCGTCCGGATTTACTTCTTTGGATTGAGTTATTGCGGTTATTCGCGCAAAAGTCATTGATTTAAACATGTCACACAGCGCGATTCTTATTTGGTTAGCGTCTGGCTTAATCGGTCGTTCTGCCCCCTGCAGAGCGGCTGATTTTTTGTCTTCCACTCTCTCCCATCCTCCCCCGCCTTGTTTGCTAAGAGTGAACCTAATTGACAAAAAAAATTTGCTGTTGCTCTTCCAACGAAGACAAACCCAGCATTTCGTAAAGTTGAGCTATTTCGCTGGCTTTGAATTCGGTAATATTATTTATCTTTTGATGAAGCGCAAAAGCCGACAACTTAAGACGATTGGCGACTTCTTTCTTTGTTAATCCAGCTCGCCTAATCGCCATTTCGAGCATTAAGGTATTTGTCATACAATCGCTCCTTAGTTCACTTTAAATCTACATGCGAATTTTAATTCATTGTTCACTGAAAGTCAACAAAAACTTTATAAAGTAAAATTTAGTTGAAGTTTCCGCCGCGTTGAACTATAATTGACAAAACTTTATTTAGAGGAGGGCGAATTGCTATGCTGGAACTCTACAAACGAATAAAGAATCGGCGTGAAGAATTAAATATGACGCAAGACGCGCTCGCTAAAAAGGTCGGCTATAAGTCTCGGACGTCCATTCATAAAATCGAATTGGGAATAACGGACTTGCCGCAATCAAAGATAATGGAAATTGCAGACGCACTGGCAACGACGCCTGAATATCTAATGGGCTGGACGCCGAATGTTTCTAAATGCGAAAATGCCGATGAAGCAGAATTGGTTAACGGTTATCGCGCCTTGAATGGCGAAGGTAAGCAGTTGATAAAAAATATGATTGGGCAGTTGAATTTTAATCGGCTCCGTACCGTCGAAACTGACTTGCCAGCTATGGCGTGATTCGGGGGTAGCAATGCGGGCTCGTGGGGCTATGTTCCTGAAAGTTCCATTTTTCTTTCAAAATAACAAAAAAGCCCTCCTGCGGGAGGGAAAATTTAGAGAGGTGTTATGAGCAAGTCTGACAACGAAAAGAAAACACGTGGTAAATGTTGTCCTTACTACGACAACTGCACTTTGCGAATGCACCCGCTGTCTGCAACGGACAACCCGAACATGGCGGCGCATTTAGGATTTCGATTTTTGTACACTCTTATAGCGTGGCTTGTTTTGGGTGACAACGTAACGGAGGGATTTTTCGTTTCGATGTTCTTTTTTGTTTTGCCGGTCTTTATGGACTGTGTGAAGTTTACGCCTTTGAAAAAAACGCGAAAATGGATTAAAATGGCAGAAGTAGGGGCGACAGGTGCGGTGCTCCTTATAGCTGTGCTCGGAATATTTAACATATACACTCTGAGCAAAGAAACGGGGCGGTGGCAAATAAACGCAACAAACTTTGTGGTAGATTTACCGTCAGGAATTGATGTAGGTTGGATTTGGAAATTGCTCGCGTTGATTGTAGTGGTGACTTTTGTAGATTGGTTGTGCAACGACGCGAAGGTCGAGCGTATGATAGAACAATGAATAGGGGGCTGATTGTCGTGATAACGCAAAAAATGGTAATTACATTGATGATAATCTGCCTCGCAATTTGCATTGCAAGTATTGTGAAGTTTGTGGAAAGAGAACGCTTTACGAGATTTACAATGATACTTTCGATATTTATGCCGTTTTTACTTTTGATAATTATGGCAGATTTTTTTGTGCACATTTACGTAAAAAATTTTCATATTCTTACACTGTCTAAAAAAATTTTAGGTATACCCAGATTTGTATTTCATGCAATTCAACTTACGCCGTTGATTCATACGGCACTAATAGACGCGCTTTGTTACTGTTTCCAAAAAGAATTGAATACAAAAGGCTTGATTTTTAAATTTAAGCTTAGTATTCCTGCTCGTGTTGCAACCGAAAATTTACGTGAAAGAATATTTCCTACCGGTAAATTTGCATGAACAGAGCCCTCCTGCGGGAGGGAATTTTTTTAGGCGGTGAAAAAAATGGCGCAAGTTAGGACGCGCAAGCGCGGTAAAACGTACAGCTACATATTTGAAGCGGGCAAAATCGACGGCAAACGCAAGGTCGTCGAGAAGGGCGGCTACCCGACGAAATCAGCGGCATACAAGGCGGGAGTGGCGGCTTACAATGACTTCCTGCACGGCAATATCGGAATCACGAGCGAATCAATCACGCTGAAAGATTTTATGACTTCGTGGTTAGATAACGTCGTCGCGCTCAACGTCAAGGCAAACACAATGCAAAAATATCAGTCACTCTTTAAAAACCAAATTGTTCCCCTCTTAGGTAAAATGAAGGTACAAAATTTAACGCCGACAATGTTTGACAGTTGGTTGGGAAAACTTTTACAGGCAGGATTGTCCGGAAATACTATACGCAGTACCCTAACTTTACTTCGTCAATCTCTGGATTATGCTATTTCCTCTGCGCGATTAATTTCATCAAATCCTGCTATTTATATTAAAGTTCCTCGGAACGCGCCGCGCGATATCGTCAAGAGGACAATCATCACGCCCGAACGCTTTGCCGAACTGCTGATTAAATATCCGTTCGGGACGCCGTATTATATTCCGTTATTGTTGCTTTATCATACGGGAATGCGCCTCGGTGAAGTTCTCGGCTTATCGTGGCAAGATATTGACTTCGCAAATAAACGAATCAATCTGCGCCGACAAATAATTTATCTGAAAAGACGCGGCTATTACTTCACGACACTCAAAACAAAATCAAGCAAGCGATTCATTCTGATTGATGATTTTCTTCTTGCCGAATTACGACGTTGGCAAATACAACAAACCGAAAACGAAAAACAATTCGGCGACAGTTACGTCTACATTTACTGCGAAAGTGACGGGCATATTCAGCGACAGTCGAAGGGATTGCCCGTGACTGGATGTGAAAAAATTTCATTAATTTGTACTCGTAACGACGGGCGATTAGTTTTGAAGGAAGCTTTTGTTAGTGTCTTGCAAGCTGAGGGTCTCAACGCACATTCGTTCCGCCATACGCACGCCACGCAATTAATTGAACTTGGCGCGACACCAAAGGGGGTAGCGGGTCGACTTGGGCACGCGAACGCTATTATCACGCAAAATTTGTATACGCACAATACGCTGAAATTACAGCAAGAAACCGCCGCAATTTTCGCCGAAAATCTGCAGACAAATCGCCAATGCAGACAAGGTGCAGACTAAAATATAATAGAGTATTGTGTATCAATAATTTAAGGAGGAATTTTTATGATTCGCAAGGGAATTATTTTGATTCTCAACCGTTCATAATCGATATTTCGGATTAGCGCAATGTCGCGAAATAAAGCCGTTTTTAGTCGCAACCGTCCATAACCGAATTTCGCTGAAAATTTATTGCCTTGCAGACAAGGTGCAGACAAAAAAACAGCCCCCGCCGCGATTGGCGAGGGCAATTTTTATCGTCGGCAAGGTTTATCGATAACGTCGGGAGCGGGCAGTTTATTGGCAAAATAGTCGGTGATACCGCGAGCAATGGCGCGTGCGAAGTCGTCTTCGCGTTCGACGAGCAACTTAGCGTCGACGGGATTGTCAATAAAGGCGGTTTCGACGAGAGCGGCGGGACAATCGGTCTGTGCAAGAACGTAGAATCCCGCCTGTTTGACGCCACGGTCGACAAGGGGCAGAGAATCAGTCAACTGCGTGTGAATGTGCCTAGCCAATTTCGCGCCGTTACTTGAGCCGTAAAAGCCGAAAGTCTCGGTACCTTGCGCTTGCCCGTTAAAGCTGTTGCAGTGAATGGAGACGAACAAATCAGCGTGCCAATCGTTTGCGGCGTCGCAAATGGTTTGCAGTCCGTCATACTGGAAAAGCTTAACGTCGTAACCAACGGCGCGAAGATAATTATCGACGCGTTTGCCGATATTGAGTGCAACGTCGGCTTCACGAAGTCCGTTACCGCACGCGCCGGGGTCGTTACCGCCATGCCCCGGATTAATCATGATTTTCAAAGTGAATCCCTCCTATTAGGGCAGTTGAACGGAAATATTTTCGGTGGAATTGGTGATAGTGGCGTTGTAAAGACTGGGGAAAGCGTTTTGGTAGATAGTGATTGTGTCATTAAGCAATCGGCAGATGATTTCGCCGTCTTGAGTTTGGAATTCGCCCGAAGTGACATGTTGTTGATTGATAAGGTCAACGGGTGAAAGAGTGCCTAAGTTAGGACGCAAGCCGCTGACGGTAAAGGATTTGCCGTTAAGGTTGAGGGAATTGTATTGAAGCGATTGTCTGTCCGGAGCGACGATAAAGCCCAAAGTTGAATCGTTTGCGGAATAAGTATAGGAACCGTCGCCGTTATCGGAGAAAGAATCGCACGAAGTTGATTTTGCAAGCCAGTCGTTGCCGAGCAAAGACAAGTTGTAATTGCCCGTGTTAGACGAGAGCGAAACGTCGGAACCCGCAGACAAAGCGTCGTCCCTAAGATAGACGGTTTTGTTTTGAATGTAGCCGATTTTGTTGTTGCTCAAGGTAACGTTGCCGCTGTCGACGGTAACGTTGCTGAAGATATTGCCGAGCGAATCCGTTCCAAGGTCGCCCAAGCCCGTGCTCAAACCGCTGATGACGAAGCCTGAAGCGTCGCTTGCCTTGTGGAGAACGGCAGTGGAAGTGGCGGTGGACGTGCCCGCAATGGTTAAATGTTTCGGATAAATTTGGTTGAATTCGATATAGTCGTCGTATATGGCTCCCGTGAAAGTGTATTCGCCGTCATTTTCACTCGTGCCGTCTTCAAATTTTGCCGGTGAATAGTCGGTGCGGTTGGTGTAGTCGGTAAGGTTATCGGTGAAAGCGAGCCTGTAGAAGTAGCCGTCATGCCCTGTGTCGTTGTCGATGAGGGTAATGGAATCGCCTTCGCCGAGTTTGGAGGTATCGACAGCCGCCATATCGCTGATTGTGACAAGGCGGGCGTAACGGTTTGTCACGTCGGCAGTAATGGAACCGACTGCACTGTCGCCCAGGTAAATCACATCGTCAACAACGCTCAAACCTGCGGTGAGACCCGTCACGCTGAAAGAATCGCCGCCTTTGGTGTAGCGTTTCGTCCTGTAGTAGAGATGTCCCTTATCCTTTTGTTCGTGTTTAAAATGTCCGGTAGGAACGGTACCTGTGCCGGTGTAAAAGCCTTCCGTGACTTCAAAAGCGGTGTAATTGTAAGTCGTGAGACTGCCGGTTGAATCTGCCGTCGTAAGTGACGCCGCTTTATCCTTAGAGATAAAGTCGGAATCGCCCGCGAAAGTGACTTTGACATCGATACTGTCGGCGTCACTGCCGGCAAAGTCGTCTTTGCGCAAGTAAACGTCGATAAGGCTCTTGTAATTGTCGAGATTGTCGAAGTCGAAAATATCCGACCAACTGTTGATTCGCAGTTCGATTTCGGCAATGCCCGTGCTTGCAGTGGAAAGACTGTTGCCGTCCGAATCGAAAGCAAGGAGTTTGCCGTTTTCGTAGCGCAATTCGTTTCCGTCGGCGTTGTACTTGAAGAAAGAAATTCCCGCCGAGTTGTTGAACGAAGAACCGATAGTAGCCTCAAAGTCGTAATAGCCATCGTCTTGCACGGTGCTGACGCTGACAGCTCCCGCTTCGAATTCGAAATTGTCGCTGTTTGAAAGAAAGAAAGTCAAACCGCTCAAGCCTTGCGCGTAGGTGTAGGTGTTATCGGAAATTTTTCGCAAGTGTTCGTCTTGTGTGCCAACTTCAATTCTGTAGGAAGGCGTGCCTACATCGTCTGCGCTGTATTCGTAGAACTTGTCGGGCTTATCTGAATGTGAGGTAAGAGAATCGTGGAAAGAAAGCGAACAAGTGACGGATTCGCCGCCTAATTGAATGACGGCAACGGTATCGCCCGTCTGCAGGTTAGAAACCAAAGCGTCAAAAGAAATGAAATGGAATTTGTAATTAATGGCGACGCCGTTATCAAAAACCGCCGTGACGTAGCCGAGCGGTGACAGATGATTGTTATCGTCGGCGGCGAAAAATTTGCCGTCGTGGAAAATCAAATCGTCCTTAAAGCCGGTAAGCGCAAAAGTTTTATCGTCGACGGTGAAAGAATTGCCCGTAAGCGTGGCGTTGGTGACGGGCGCAGAATTTTGAGTGAAAGAGAATTCTTTACCGTCATGGAAAAATTTAATGACGGGCAAATCGTTGACGGTATCGAACCACATTGCGCCCTCAACGGTGGAAGCGGCGGATTTTAGTACGTTGATATTGGCGGCGGTGGCGGCGGCGAGCGAATCAAAGTGTTTGCTTTGAATGACATCGTTAGGATTAGTCATGCTGAATCCCTCCAAAAAAAACAGACAACGGGCGAGAAAAAAAATCCCGCCCGCGTCCGGAAGGTAAACGGAAGAATCAAGGGTTGACGGAGGAACCGCCGGCGTTGGGGAAGTACTCGGCAATCATGGCGGCAACGTCGGAATCGGAGGCGAATTTGACGCCGCTGTCAGCGATAACGCCGCTTGCGCCGAAAACGGCGAAGTTGCCCGCAACGGCGTTGGTAACCTTGTCGACCTTGGTGTCATCGGAACCGACAAACAAGCCGTCCGCTTTGAGTTTGAGCAAGTTGCCCGTCTCTGCGGAAATGTTGACTTTGACGACGTAGCCGTTAACGTTGATAGAATTGTCGCCCGCGCTGACAGCCTTAATGACTTTAGCCATATCGACGAAGCTGTATTTGACGGTAGGCGTGGTGGCGTCGCCCTTAACCGCGAGAACGAGAACGGTTTTGCCGTCGAGGTTGGGATTGGTCGCGCCGGGATAAGTCGCCGCGCTGAACGCGAAGTTTTCGACAATTTCGGTGCCCGTCTGGTTCAGATAAAGTTCTTCGGGGAAATCGAGAGTGGCGATAGCGGTACCGGTGCCGTCTGCGGAGGCGTAGAAGCTGACAGTTTTGCCGCTGACGGAGAGGGAGCCGAATTTTTTGGCGTCAAGAGCGTTGATAGCGGTGGAAGCCGCGCTTGCGACGGAAGCCAAATGCTTAAGTTTGGCGGCGTCTTCGGGATTGTAATTAGCCATGATAAAAGTCTCCTTTAGAATATATTTTCAAACGTCATCTTGCGTGCACTCAAGCGACGCATGAATCACGGATTAAACATAGCGTTGATGTCGTCGGAAAAACCGTCGCCCGTATCGACGGGCGGGGAATTCCACATGTCTTGAGCAATGGCGTCGGCGTCGGGGTCGGTGTCGATATTGCCGCTGAAAGCGTCATTGATGATACCGTCGACGGCGTCATCGGACGCAGTTTGAGTGTCGTCGGTTGAAGACGAACTGCCGCCTTCGGATTGCGCGACGACGAAAGTAACGACGTTAACGTAAGCCGCGCCGTCGATACAGCGAATGTAAATCGGCGAGCCGCGAACGGTAACTTTTTCCTTCGGGTAAAGCAAAATGCCCGAACCTGTTTCGTTTCGGTCGGATATTTCGACCGTGTACAGCGGGCTTGAGTTTTGAATTGTACCCGCGCTTTCGCCAATGCGGGTAAAATTTTTTGTTGCAACGTACCGCAATTAAATCACCTCCTTTGCAAATGCAAGGCGGCGACCTGCCCTTCAAGACGGCTGATTCTTGCGTCCACGTCATTTGAAAGTTTGTTAATTGCACCGGTAAGCTCCTTCAAAGTTTTGTTGACGCCGATTAGCGTGTAGAGACAAATGACGGCGGGAACACCGACATTGCCGAGCAAATTCAAAATCGTTTCTTCAGCCAACGTCATCACCTGCTTTGTAAGATTTTTTGAACGCGGCGTAATCCTCTGCAGTCGGCGGCGTGAAATTTCCGCTGTGCAAAGTAATGCCGTCAAACAATCTGAATTCGTTAATCGCGCCCGTCAAGCTGTAAGTTCTATTGTTCATTTTGTTGCAACCGAGAAAAACAAATCGCTTTTCGCGCGGGACGGTTACCGATAAAGTTGCCGTAAGTGTCCCGTTAACGAATATTTTTAAGGCGGATTCCGCGTGCGAATAATCAAGTTCAAAATGGCAGAATTGGTTGACTACCGACGCCACAGTTACCTCATGCATTTCCCCGTTTCCGTCCACGACTGCACAAGAAAAATCGTACCCGCTCGAATGTCCAAAGAAAATGCGCCCGTTGTTGAAGTATTGGTAATCGTCCGAACAAGCCGTAGCGTAGAACAATGCGGCGTTAGCTCTTGATTGCCCGTACAAAACGCCGTAAAAATCAATCGCGAAATCTGCGCCGCCGAATTCGACAAAGCCGCACGTGCGTAAAGCCCCCGTCACGAATTGCAACGCTTGCCCGCTGACGGCTGTAACTTCTGCCGTTTCGGGGTGTGTTCTCTCTACAGTGACGTCCATAGATTCAACCGCCCAACGGTTGCCGCAAAAATCGAAATCAAGTTCGTTAATTGCTGTGGTCAAATAACTTGTGATTGCGTATTCAAACGTCAACCAAATCTTTAGCGGAGCAAAGGCGTTGAGCGTGCGCTGTTCGGGCAAAGGTTGCGCGGGAACAATCGCTTCCATTTGCGCTTTGTACTCCTCAAAAGTTTCCGGCGGAGTGAAATCTTCCGTCCACAAGGCACACCCGCAAATACAGCGGAAGTTTTCAATCGTGCCGCGCCACAGTTGCCTTTGGTAATCCGAAGAGCCAAATGCTAAATTTACACCGCCCAACTTGAAGTAACCGTCGCTACCTGAACCGCCAAGCCCGCCGGATTTTATAGTCGTTGTGTCTTTGAAAATGCACTTGCCGTTGAAATACAGCTTGACTTCTGCGGCGTCGGTGCCGGCGGCGGCGGGCGGGCGAACAACAACCGCTATATGAAAGCGTTCGGTTATCGGCGAGGGCGTGTCTATCCAATAAAAAAATTCGTCGGAACCACTGCCCATTTTAAATTCGATAGCTTGCGTCTCTTGCGCGTGTTGCCGAATGATAAAATTGCCGCCGCCGTACATTAAAGTGGCGTAATTTGGCGTGGTACCGAATTTTTCCGACGTATCCAGTTGCGCCCAACAATCCACCGTAAAGCCGTCTGCGACTGAAGCGGGCATACCGTCAATTCCGAGGAAGTTATAGCCGCGCGAAATGTACTTCCCGCTGTCACCCGAAGCCCAAATGCCGTAAGCCGTCCAAGGGCTATGAGGTCGAGAATACGTTGTATAGTCCGCAACTTTGTCGTAAACGTCCAAGGTATCTTCAACGTCAAAGCGCAACCAATATTTATTCACGTGTTCGACGAACGAAACGGGCGTTTGAATTGATGTCGGCGTCGACGGCGGATTTCCTTGCGAAGATTCACCGTCCAAAGACAGCGCGTAGACAATGCCGTTATGCCGCAGATAAATATCGCTTGCACGCGGGTCGTCGAGCAGGACAAGCAAGTTATACCAATCCTTGCCTTGTCGCCAAGTAGCAAATGCGGGGCTGACAAGTACCGTTGTCAGCGGGATTTGGTAAGGTTTGCCCTTGTGCCAAACGGTGTAATAAATGGTTTTGCCTTTTATCACGCGCTCAACGTCTGCCAAAAAATCTATCGACGTTACATTTTTTACAACTCGTTCAACGTCGAAAGTTAAATCAAGCGGCAAAGTCATTAGCTCGGTGTAAGTAGGCGAGCCGTAAAGCGTGGCGTTGCGATTATTGCCGGAATAATCCTGCAAACCGTCTTCGCTCGGAATATACCGCGCCTCTAAACCTTGCTCGGTGCCGTCTATATCGGCGAAAATTTGTTCCTGCGTGCGGGCAATACTCCAAAAACGCGCCTCGTACAAATCCATTTGCAGATAAGACGCGGGGTCGGAATCATACGCCAATAAAATAGTTTGGCTTGCAGAAATTTTAGCGTTGACGTTATCGGTGTGCGCAACCTTCACGCCGTCACAATACAAATCAATCGCGCCGCCTGATGAAACGACTGCCACTTTGTGAATTTGCCCGTCGTTGACTGTCGCGTTTGACGTTGTGTTCTTCGTCGAATCAGAGCCGCCGCTTTTCGGTTCCGCCCAAAAACACAGCTTGCCGTCATTAACGCAAAACCCGAAGTCGTCTTGCCAGTTGCCGCCAATTTCGCGTCCTGCGATTGTGCCCCACGTCCAGTTGGAAGAATTATTTTTCGTCGACGTGGTAGAAATTTTCGCCTCAATGGTGAATGTCGTTGCGCCCGCCAAAACTGCAAGCGGCAGTTCGCCGTAACAGCCTGCGTTGCCCGTGAAGGATATGTAACTTGCCAGCGGGCTCCTTCCGTCCGTTAGTTTTCTCTGCAAGTCGAAAGAAATTTCGTAATGAACGACGCCGCCCATATCCAAAGCAAGTTGAACGTAATCCTCTGCGGTCGGCGGCGTGAAATTTTCAGTATGCAGTGCCACGCCGTCGTAAATCTGAAACTCGTCTACGGAGCCAACAAAATTGTTTGACGTGTTCCAAGTCCCATTACCCAACGCAACAAATGATAAGCTCGTCCGTGAAAGACTTTGCTGTATGCTTTGCGCTAATACACCGTCGACGAATACTCTGGTTATGCTTGACGAATGAGAATAATCAATTTCAATAAATTGCCTAACGTCACGAACAGAATTAAATGCTACTGCCTGTTCTTTTACCCGTAACCACAAGTCGCCCTCATTGCCGATGAAAAGGGCTATAAAGCGCGTAGTGCCTTGATAGATACACAGCGGCGCACCTAAGCTGGAAGCCGACGACGAAACGTTAAACCAACCGCGAATCGTGAAATCTTTGCCGCCGAGCGATATTGAGCCGCTTTTCTGCAGATAGCTCGCGCCGTCAAGTTGTAGAGCGTTGCCGCTGATTGCGCCGTTCGTGCCGATTGTCGGGGAGCCGTAAGCTGTCCACGAATTCCCGCATTTGTCGGCAGTGGCGGATTCGTCGAAGGACAACCACGAAACTAAATTCGTCGTGTCCATGACTTACACCGCCGCCAATTCGCCACTGACGTTGAAACTTACAGAGCGGTCGGTCTGCGGATTTTCCGTATTCGCCGAACTTGCCCGCGCGTAGAAAATTTGATTCGTCGCGGTGATTTGCTCAAAAGTTATGCTGTCGGTAAAGGTACCGTTCTCCGTCTTGCAAAGTTTCATGCGGTCATTGGTATCGCCAACGTCGGTGATAGTGGCGTTGTTGTAGACGTAGCCGCTTTCCGTACGGATTGCCAACTTTACGATTTGATTCTCGTTTTGGCTTGCGTCCAGCGTAAAAGATATCGGCGAAGTGTAAGTGCCGCCCGTCGATACCGCTGTTCCGTCCGTCCCGCCTTCCGTCGGATTATCTTTGTAAACGTTTACATATGCGTTCGCCATTTTTTAGCCCCCTTCGTCGTGAATCCACATTGCGCCTTCAAGTGTAGATGGCGTTGTTCCAAGCGCGACGTTCAAAACTTCGCCCGTCATGATTAAGCCGTGTCCGACTTTTGCGCCGCCCTTCAAAGTCTCCGACATGGTAGGCAATTCGCCCGTTTCAAGCGTAACGTTGAGGGTGTCACCGTCCATGGCAAGCCCGTCGCCGATTTTGAAATTAATCGCAGGATTGAGCGTAACGTTGAGCGTGTCGCCGTTCATGGCAAGCCCGTCGCCCGGCACGAAATAAAAGCCGCCCGAAGTCGTTGCCGTCGCCGTTTGCCGTTCGCCGTTGATAATCAGCTGTGTTGTCGGCTCATTCGTCTGCCACTTAATGGCAATGGCGGGAATTTGCAGGACGTAACGATTGCCGTCAAGCAGAAACAATTCGTAGCCGTAATCAGCAAATTCCGTGCCCGTGAGCGAACTTTTCGGGTAAATAATTGAGTAATCGCTTTCGTTGTGAACGTTTTCGATTGTGTAATTATTTGCCGCGAACTGTTTTGGCAGGACGACATAAACGTAGCCGCTCCAACCCGTCTGCGCGTTGTAAACTGCTTGATTAAACGCCGCCCAGTCATCGGCATTGGCAATGTCAAGTTCAGCCGAGTAATCGGGCAAAATGTCGATAACTTTGCCGTAGGAACTTGCTTGCGAAGTTGAACCGCCGCCCGTCTGCAACGTGACGTTGAGCGTGTCGCCGTTCATGGCAAGCCCGTAGCCGATTTTGACGCCGCCTTTAATCGTGTTCGACGCGGTAGGCAACGTGTATTCGCCGCCCGAACATGTGCAAGACGCGCCGCCGCCGTCAAGAGTAATGCGCCCGCCGTTACCGTCAGGATAAAAAATCGTCACGTGAATCACCGCCAATAAAAAATGCGCCTATCGCGCTCGTTGAAATACTTTTTCGCACAGGGCAACGCGCCGCTGTTCCAGTTCGTGAAGTTTTTCCGTTCGTTCGTCGGAAGATAATTTCGGGTCTTCGAGAATTAATTTTTCGCGCTTGCTGATTCTGCGCATGGTTTCGCTTGCGGCTTTCAAACGCTTATGCAGTGCCGGGTCGTAATCGTCGGGCAGTTTTGGTTTCTTGCCTTGTTCGCGTTCGAGTTTGTAGCCGTTGAAAATTTTTTCCTGCTCGTTGTACGCCTCGTAATAATCCTTGACGATTTTCGGATTTTTGTACGGGTCGAAGGCAAAGCGTCTTACAATCGGCAACTCGTCAATGCTCAACGGGCGGTTACCGAGATAGTCGGGAATCCTGCTTGCGAATCTGCCCAAGAATCCCAGATAGCCGTTAATCAGATAGTCAATCTGCCGCGGCGAGGCACCTGTATATTCGCCGAACATTTTTGCAACGGTTGAAGTGCTTGTGCCGTATTGCAAATGCTTAGGCAAATTTTGTTCGTGGAAGGGTACAATCGGCGCGTCGCGGAAGTAGGAGTAATTCGCCCAAACCTCAAAAGCCGGCTCAATAATCGTCGGCATGATTGACGGCGCGGCGTCGCGGAAAACTTTGGCAATTCTCCGCGCCTCAATCGGGTCGTTGTCGGCGATTTTGCCTAAAAATTCGTCCGTGAGCGTCGAGAGTAACCGAATCCCCAAATCGACGCCTTTCGGAATTTGCGCGCCGTCGCCGAAAACCCAGGCAGTATCTTTTTCCCAATCGTGGCGGTTTTTGTATTTCTCCCAACGGTCATCGTCGCTGTAATTGAACGCGAACGTAATCAGCGCGGGCATAATTCCCTGCATTGCCAACTTAAATGCGGCGGCAAACCATTCTTTTCGCTCTTCAGACGACCGAAAGAGTTTTCTTATGTCGAAAGTTTTTGCGTCGAGTGCAAGCCCTTGCACGGCGGCATTCGAGAACAGAATAACCTTGTTGATATGGCGCATTGAAGTTCCCGCTTTGGCGAAGTCAATCGAGGCGTTGCGCGATTCTAGTGCGGCGCGTTTTTTATCGTCGACAGTAGCTTTGCCGTCAGCGCGTTGTTTGGCAAGATTTTTCACGGCTTGCTTATAGTTGCTTAGGCGCGTGGCGTATTCCGAGTATTCCGCGATTTTCTGAATGGTGTCCAGCGTTTTGCTGAACGGTTTATTTTTGAACTGTTGCCAATTTGAACCGCCCGTGATGTCGTCGATTGCGCGTTGCGTATAGTCCACGTCCTCCGAGACGAACGCGCTTTGGGAACCGCCGTTCGCAATCCAGTCAAAATAATCCGCGTCCTTGCGAAGCACGCCCATTAAACCCTTGCGCCAAACGTCGAGGAAAATTGTTATCGGATTTTTGGTCGCGTACTTGTTGTGAATGTAAGCGTCCGCCATGTCGCGGAAAATATTGCCGACAGCGAAGTCGGGATTGCTTGCCGTGAAAAGGTTACGCATGATTTTCATCGTCGCCTTGAGCAATTTCATAATCCACGCGCGGGCGTTGGGCTGATAGATATTTTCCACCGCGCGGACGATTGAAAGGTCGGGCGTCTGCAGATATTTCCGCTTGCCGTTTTCGTAAAATCTGATAACGGTACCGTCATTGGGCGAAGGTTTATCAATTTCCGAAAAAATTTCTCCGAATCCGCCGCAACGCGTCACGGTCGCAATTTCCAGTTTGACTTTGTTGCTTTCGCACCGCCGCAAAATTTCATGCGTGTTGGCGATAATTTCCTGTATCGGCGAAAAGATATCGCGGTCGGAACCTTGACGGCTTTGCGTGCTGTCCCAACCGTCAAAGTTTTCGTTTTCGTCGAAAACACGCGCCAACGGAACATAATTTTGCCACTTGTTGTTTATGGCAATGTACTGCTTATCGGTGAGCAAGCCCGCCGCGTAACGCATTTTCAGCAATGTTTTCGAGTAATGCACCAAAGCTTTTTGCGCTTCGCCGAATTTCTTTTCGCCCGCCTTGATAACTTTGTCGTCGTCCTCTTCGCTGAAAGTCGGCTTGACGTATTTGTATTTGTGCGTGCCGTCGTCGTTGAGTTCGCGATTTTTTTCGTGCGTTTCCTTGTCGAGTTTGGCAATCGCGTAATCCTGCAAACCTTCCCAATCGCCGCCGACAGAATCAATTATCATCTGCATTGATTGGAACTTCGAGAAATCTATAAACGGATATTGCCCTTGGAGCGACGCGCGAAGTTTTTCGGCGTCTTTCGCCTTGGTGTAAATCATAATGTCCGCCAAGCCGCCCATGCCGCGAAGAAGTCTTGCCAGTTCGTAGAAGTTGACGCCCTTTTTGAGTTCGGCGGCTACTTCGGGCTTTGCGCGTTTTAAAATTTCGTCGTATGCCCTTTTGAGCGGGTGTAAATCGTCCGTCCACTGTTCGAGAAAATCGCGCTTGCTCAACGGCGAAGATTTATTGGTTTTGTTTACGACTTTACTGCGGATTCGTTCGTCGGGTGACATGTCGGCAACTTCTTGGAAGATGTCGCGAATTTCCTGCATAAGTTCGGCTTGCGGCGGATTTTCGCGCATTGCCCGCTGAAATTTAGTTGCCTCGTCGGACGTGTTGTTCAGTGCGCCGTCAATCAGCCAATCGGCGACGTAATTGTTCATTGCCTCCGAAGGCGTGAGTTTCAAGCTTTGAGCAATCTTGCCGCCGATTTTCGGCAAAAGATTTTTCCACTCGTAAGCGTGCGGACTGCGAATCACCTTGTGGAAGTCGTCGATAATTGTTTCGTCGCCGTTCATGTGCCCGAACGCCACGCGACAACCCGTGAGCTTTGAAAGTGCCTGTGTGATTCGTTTGTTGCGCCGTTGCGTAGGGACTTCGCGGCTGAATATCGACGCAAGTTTACCTTTGATTTTCTGCGTGAGCGATTCTTCGGAATTATCGTTGCCGATTGAGTATTTGGCATTGTCGCCGCGTTCCGGAACGGATTCATCAATCTCTACGGGCGCGGCTTTTTTAGTTTCGGGCGGTGTCAAAGTGCGCCCGTCGGCAAGTTCAACGGTGTGAGTACTGCGGTTGTAGCGGAAGATTTTTTCGCCGTTCGGGTCGACGAGTTGATTTGCAACTTTGCCGAATTCGTCCGCCAAAGCTTGCGATTGTTTTGTGGTAAGCCCGCCTTGGGGGTTACGGAAAAAGTCACGGAACTTTTTAAACGTATCCTGCAACCATGCCACGACGTGTTCAATCAAGCCGCGATTCTTGCTTGCAATGTTCTGCAAAAGCCCCGAACGCGACGCTACGTCTTCCATTTGGTCGCAGATAATTTCTTCGTCAATCGCCGCGTCGGTGTCTAAATCAGTGCGCCCTGTTCGTTCAAGGTAAGCTTGCCGCTGTTCGTCGGTAATGCCCGCCGCCTTCGCAAGTTGCTTAAAGAGTTCGGAGTTACTGTTCTTTAGCCAGTGCATTGTCTCATGCCAGAAAACTTTGCCGAGCGATTGATTTGCGTTGACATTGAGATAAGTGACGCCGCCCGTGTGCATGCCGCGAAATCTGCCGTCGGGATTGTCGACGAATTTCACTTTTACGCCGAGCGTTTTGCCGAATTCCTGCAAGAGTTTTTGCGCGGGCGTCAAGTTTTTATCTGCAACGACATTGCCGATTGAAGTGTCGGTTTCGGGTTCGCCTTTTTTTGCGCCGTCCTTGTCGAATAAACTTGGCGTATCGTCTTCCTGCATGTCGCGTTCGGCGCGATTGATTATGTCGATTAGCGGTTCGGGTTCAACGTCGCCGAAAAAACTGTCTTCGCGCGGGTCGCCTTGTTTGCGTATGCCTTGCGCGATATTTCTTAGGAACTTTGTAATTTTTTTGGCGGAACGTTTGTTTTGGTCGAAGACGGAAAGAATTTTCCGCGCCTCTTCGCTCAATCCCATGCCCTCAAATTGAATTTCCTTGAGGAAATCGCTGACTTTTTTGCCTTCGTCACGCAGGGAACTCAATTTGTCTACGGCGTCGGTAATCGCGTTCAGGTCGTATTTGTGCACGGTTCCGCGTTCCGTTGCGGCTCTTACTTTGGCAATGTCCGCCGCCGCCGATAACAGCGCGTTGGTTATCTGCTTGACGTTATCGTCGGTCGATTCGCTAAGTCTTTGAATGGCAGTGTTGCCGGGGTAAGCGTAGGCGAAAAGTGCTTGCGTGGCGCGAACAATGCCGGCTTTACCGATTCTGCCGTCCTTATCCGTGTAGCCGCTTATTTCGTCGGGCGTGGCAATGTCCTGCAGTACGGCATGTAATAATTCTTTTGATTCTTGCGTTAAAACGGGCGCGGTGAAATCGTAAACGCTGTCGGGCGAGAAAAGCGAGAGAGTTGCTTCGGAAATTTTTTTCGCGTCTTTTTTTGCTTGTTCGCTTGCGCTGATTTGTGAGCCGCCTTGCGTTACGTTGGCGAAGTCGGTCATTTCCTCTTCGCTCAAGTCGGCTTTGGTGACTTCCCGAACTAAAATCGGCTTGTCCATTGCGGCGATTTTATCCGCGTCCAAGCCGAATTTTTTTGCGTTTTTAATCAGCGCGGCTTTGTATTCGTCAGCCTTACCGATTTTGTAAGCCTCGACAATGGCGGCGGAGCGTCCGTTGCCGTTTAGGACAGTGCCGTCCCGGCGCACGACGGGAGCACCTGCGTTAACACTGCGTCCCGTGTCCAAAAGTTTTTTCGGATTTAGGTTGTTCGCCATGGAAATGAGCTTTTGTTTCATGTCAAGGCGTTCACGGTCGCGCGGCTGAATACCGCGATAATCGGGATTTTCTACAACGTCCGAGCCTTCCACCCTGTGCGAAACGTTCAAGTCATCAGCCTCAACGACTTTGTAACGAACGGGATATTCGGTGTCGCTTTCGGTATCTACTTCCGCCTCGTCGCCGTAAAAGCCGCTTTTCTGCGCGGGTTGTTCGGTTTGAGTTTCGGTTTGTTCCTCTGCAGGTTTATTCCATTCGTCTCTATCGTAAGCCTTCAAATATTTTTTTGCAGTAGGGTGAAATTTTTTTGAATCTATCCTGTATCCGATTTTCCCCAATACGCGTTCAACGAGCCTTTCCGTCGCATAAAGCGAAATAGACAAATTGTCCAAGTCATGCGTGCCGGTGTAATTCAATTCGCCGTCACAAAAATTATTAGTTGCCAGTCCGCGCAAATAGGGGCGGATTTCGTCGTCATTGTCCTTTTCGATTGTTGTAAGCTTATCGACGCGGGAGCCGATAGTTTCGTGTATTTTCTTGCCACTTAACCGATTCTTGCCTTCGTTCCAACTTTCTATCCTGTTCATCAAATTGAGCAGAAAACGGCAAAGTATTCTATTTGCAAAACTAAGATTTTCGTCTTCGGCGGCTTTTTCCAAAATGTATTTGTTCGCGTTCCATTGTTGCTTGGAAATTTTGTTTTCGGTAGTTCGCGGCAAAGTTTTTTCTTCGGCAGATTCGTCTTTTGCTTGAAGCGGCGTTACCTCTTGCCGCGCAGTTTGGTCAGATTCGGCGTCTTGATTTGAATTTTCTTCGGCGCGGGTGTTTTCTTCGGTTTGTGGCGATTGCTTTTCCGCTTTTGGCTGATTGGGAATATTTTCCGTGTCTTTAGCTTGCGGCGATTGCCGTTCCTCAACGTCATTGAGTTCGTCAAGTTCCGGCAAAAGGTCGAAGGCGTCAGTGTCGGATTCTTCGCTTTGCCGTGACTGCGCGGCAGGTTGCGGGCGTGCTGATTCCTGCGGTTGTACTTGGGCTTGCGATTGTGCGGAAGGTTGCGGAGCCGTCGATTGTTCGGGCGTTGCGTTTTCTTGCCGTACCAACGGATTTTGGCGAATGATATCCTGCGCGTCGCGGATTGCATTTCCGTAGCCGCGTCGCAGTGCCTCTTGAAAGCCGGAAGATATCTTGCGGTTGAATTGCGGAGCATTGAACAAGTTCAGAATGGCTTGCCCTTGATTTTTGCGTGTCTGCGCATTGGCGGCGACGGGTGCCAAAGCAAGTTGCATGTCGTTCCTAATTTTCGGGCTTATCGGCGTAAACGGCGCAGAGATTACAGTCGGGGTGGTGTTTTGCGTTTCGGCAGTCGATTCGGTTTTTGACGTGGTGACATTATCGCTTTGAGTTTCGTCGACGGATTCATTTCCAATACTTCGCTCTGCGGCTAAGGGACGTATTCTGTGGTTGGAAAGAATTTTCTGCGCCGTCAAGATTCCGTTTTTGTCGCCGTTTTGCAGTGAAATATCTAATCCGCGCGGGAAAGTGATTTTGCCGTATACTTGCGAAAAGTGCGGATTTTTTATCAGTTGCAGGATACTTGCGCCTTGCTGTTTCCGGACGTTTTTGTCCGTCGAAGGGCGAGAGTACGCCGCTCGAAGTAACGGTTGCGCGTCGTTGTTTTGCCAAATCGTTGCTTGACGTTTGGCTTCATTCGCGTTTGAATTTCGTTGCGCTTCTCGTTGCAGACGTTGTTCTTCTGCTTGCCGTGCCTTGAGCTGTTCAAGTTCGCGGTCGCGCTTTTCTTCCCAAGTTTGCCGTTGCGCGTCGGTTTCTGTCTGCGGCGTTGTTTGAACTTCAGCTTGCGGCGATTGCTGTTCCTCAATGTCATTGAGTTCGTCAACGTCGGGCAGTAAGTCGAAGGACGTTCGCTGTTGCCGCTGTTGCTTATCTTTGCCGCGTGTTTCGGAATATCCTTTTATCGCGTTCCAACGTTCGCGTGCACTTGAAATTTCTTCGGCGGCTTTGGCGTCGTCTTGTTCCTGCAAGGTGTCAATCCGTGACTTCACGGGCGCAGGTTGTGTTTGTTCTTGAGTTTGAGTTTTCGCGGGCGCGGGTTGAGCAGGTGCAGTTTCTTGCGGAGTAATTTTTTCTTGCGGAGTAACGTTGAAGACGCCCGCCGCCATAAGGTTATCGCGCCATTTCTGCACGGCTTTTGTTGAGCCGTTCGTCAAGGCAATGACTTCGGCGTTGGGTATTTCGATATTGTTTTGAAGTGCCAATTCCGCCAAAACTGCGCCCTGCTTTTTGCGAGCCTTCAAATTTTTGTTGCCCGTTTTGACTTGTGCGCTTGCGGTTTTAATTTTCTTTTCGGTCGCCGAAGTTTTTGGTTTCGCGGAAGTTTTTTCGGGCGTCACGGATTTTTCCTGCGGCGCGGTTATAGGAATGCCTTCCCGGTTCAAAATGTTTTCAATGGTCGCTCTGTCGCCCGATTTTAATGCGCGATTGAGTTGCAAAGTTATTTGAGCTTTGTCGGGATTGTTTTCGGCGTTGAGCTTTTCCAGATGATTCCGCGCGGTGTAAATCAGCGGGTCGCCCGCAGTCCAGTTTTCTTTCGGCGCGGCATTTTGTTTGGGCGATTCGGGCTTGGCAGTTTCGGCAGGTTTGTAATTGTCTTCAAACCACGCGGGCAAGGCAGTCGGGTATCGTCTGCGGATTGCGTCGCGATTTTCCTTCGTGTTTTGGAAAACGTCATCGACGAACATGTTTTCAAAAAACGCTTTGGAACTGTCGCTTGCATTTCTGCGTTCCTGCGCGAACTGCTCAAAAAGTTTTTGCGTGGCGTCGTCTTCGGCGTTGAGGTCGAACAGCGGCTTTGCAGGTTCCTCTTCGTGCGGCGACGGAGTTTCTTCTTGACGCTTGCCGCGATAAATTTCGTCTGCTCTGCTTTGAAGTGTTTGCCCTTTGGTTTCTTCGCCGCCGAATTTTTCAAAGCGCGACATAACCGAATCGGCGTATTCGTTAATCGACGGATATTCTTGCCCGTTGGAATATTGCTTGCGATTTTTCGCCTCTTCCGAGTAACTTACCGCACCTTCGCCGCCGTACCACGCAATGGCAACGTCGCGCCAATTCCCGAACTTGTTGTAGTACTCAAGCATTTTGTTTCGGGCAACAATGTTTTGATTTTCCTGCGTCATCGGAGCGTCGGCGGGAAGTCCTGCGTCCTGCGCCCAGCTTGCCCAGTTTTCGGGCATGATTTGGAATGCCCCTGCCGCGCCCGAATCGGGATTCGTCAAGTCGTAATTGCCGCCGGATTCTTGCTGAACAATCGCCCGCATGAAAGTATCGACGCCTTTGGGATTCATTGCGTCGCGAACGGATTCTCTTGCGGCGTCCTCTTGTTCGGGTTCGGGAGGTTTTCTGTTGCGCGAAAGAAAGCCGCCCGCGTCGGAGCCGTTGCCGTCCCATTGCGTGCCGTCGAGCGTAACGTCAATGTGGTCGCCTTCCCAATTCATGCCCAAGCCGAGACTGCGCCCGTAAGCAATGAGTTTATCGGCGTACCAGCCTTTACTGCCGTCGTCTGTGGTTAACGCGCCCTCTTCGCCAAAGCCGAAGTCGTTCACGTCGACTTTCCAGCCCGCGTCGTGCCCATGTTCGGAACCGTTGCTTGGGTGGTCGCCGTTCGTACCCGCCGTGACGACAAGTTTTTTGCCTGTGTCTTCGTAATATTTTTTGGCAAGCATGTCTACAGCGTTCAACAGTTGCGGTTGTGCGCCGATAAAGCTTACGCGGTCGCCTTGCCGTACCCAATGTTTGCCTTCTCCGCCGCCGTCTTCGCCAAGGTAAGTATCGGATTGTTTTTTCGGGCGTTGCACGGCGTGATAAGTACCTGCCGCGCCCGCCAAGGGTAACGAGCCGTAAAAACCTTCCCAAAATTCGCGGGCTTGTTCGGGCGAATAATCGAACGGGTTAACGCTGTAGGGGTCGCCGAGCTGTTCGGCGGAAATGGCGTATTGCGTGCCTTCTTCAAGTGCCTGTTGCCCCGCGTTAAGTCCCGCACGTCCGACGCCTTGCGCTATGTTTTTCAGAATTGAGTTTGTACCTTTCAGGAACGGCGCACCCAAAAGCAAACCTTCGAGGAAGTTTGAGCCCGCCAAAACAGGAACGTTTTCAGCCGCCGTGACAAGTGAGCGACGTGTTGCTTCGTCCTCATCGACGCCTCGTGCGAGTGATTCCGTGCGCACGTGTCCGCCTTCGCTCAAAGCTTCCACAGGCGCGGAAGTCAAAGCGTATCGAATTGCGCCAGGCGCACCTTTGGCGAATTGTTGTGCCACGCCCGTAAGCCCGCGATTTACCAAAGCACGTTCAATCGCGCCCGCGCCCAATGCACGTGCGATTCCTGCTTCCGCACCGCCCGGCATAAGTACCATTGACGGCATAATCGCGCCCATTGAGCCCGCCGTTTGTCCTACGCTTCGCGCGAATCCGTGCGGGTTTGTGAAATATTCTACTGATAATTCAGGGTCAACGGGCGTTTGGTCGGTGAGCATTTGCGCGGCTTCGTCCAATGCTTTTGCGGCTTTGTCCGAGTGAATCATACCCGCCAAGCCGCCGAACACGCCGTGATAACCGCTGTCATAAGCATTGCTGAACGCGCCCTTGTGCGTGTCGAAGTCGGCGGGCGTGGCTTTACTTTTGCCGTATTCCAAAGCACTGTCCGCCGTGTCTTGAATTTTGCCGATAAGCGAATCAATCCACGGACGACGGTGTTCGTTTTTGGTTGCCGCGTCCAGTGCATTGCCCGCCGCCTCTATCGCCATGCCGCCGACAAGCCCGCTTGCTCCGTCGGGAACGAGTATATCCCAAGGCGCAAGTACCGTCTTTGCAGTTTCAAGCGCATTTTCGCCTGCGCCTTTCAAAATGTCCCAAAAGTCGCCGTCGTCTTTGTTTTCGGGTTCCGATTCCTGCGCGGGCGGTTTATCTTGATGATACAAATCGGCAAAGCTTCGATACCTTTTGGGCTTTTGGTTTTCGTATAATTCTGCAAAGGATTTCAACGCCGATTTCGCCTCCTGAAAATTTAGCCGCCGCGTGCTTTTTTGATTAGCCCGCGAACATAATGGTCTGTTCTGTCTTGCGGTACCCACTTGCGCACGGCTTGAAATTGTTGCTCCTCATTTTCGCCGCTTTGAGCCCCGATTTGTAAAATCCGCGCTATGTTGGCAATGTTTTTGCTTTCGTCCGTGTCGGAAAAATCTTCATATCCTGCGCCGCTGATACCTAGAACTTCGCCGTACATGTTTTCCAGTTCTTGACGTTGCTGTCTTATCGATTCAAGTTGAGTGGTAAGCCGTTTTGCGCGTTCACCGTCGTCTGCGGCAAGCGTCCCGTCTTCTTTTTTCAGTTCGCTCAAAATTTGCTGTTCGCGACTGCCCAACATGTCATGATAGGTTTTGAGATTCTTAAGACTTTCGCTGTCAATTTTTCCGCCCTGCTTGGTCGGCAGTTTGATTCCGTTTATAGCCGCGACGAAATATTTTTTCTCGTCGCCGGTAAAGCCGAGATAATCAGCCCATTCATTTGCGCGGGCTTGCCCTTTCCGATAAGCGCGTTCTTCGGCTTCCTCTTTAAGCCCTTGCAAATTCCTTGTGTTCGCAAAATCGATAGCCGTTCTTGCGCCGTATTTGGCGGTGTCGCGGGCAACGTCTTTGTCCCTGCTTTGTTCGCGCCGCCCGTGTTCGTTTTGGGCAAATTGTTCGTTGTAAAGATATTGTTGCGCCATACGAGCGAGAGCGTTGTTTTGAGTAAGCGCGAAGTCCTCAAGCTGATTATCGCGTTTGTAGGCGTCCTGCTGATTCGGGTAAATCTGCAAGTAGAAACCTGCAAGCAACGGATTTTCCTGTGCCATTGCGCCGAGAATTTGATTGCCCACGGCGGTGACAACGCGTCCGTCGCGCCCGTAACTGTTGAACAGCCCGTCGAGATAAGCAACGCGGTTAGCTTGATATTGTTGTGCCCGCGTGCCCGCCAAACGTCTTGCTTGCCGAGGAGAATAGCCGCGCATAATCCCTTCCATGTACGTATCTTGATAGTATTGGTCGGTAGTTTTGGCGTAACGCCCTTGCAAACCTTCGATGATGTCTTGAGCTTCGCGGCTTGCCAAACGTTTTGTTGCGTCTTGCAAAGTGTCGTCCGCGCCGTAGCCGCTCATGTCCATTCCCACCGAATTCGCAATGTCGCGCAGGAGCTGTGCCTGTTGCTGTGCCGCCATGCGTTTGGCGTCGGTATCGGCGGCGGCGTAGTTGCCTTTCGCGCCCACGATACTGCGTTGCATGTCCACTTCAAGCGGATTGGGTACAGGTCGCGGCGATTGCTGTTGCAGTTGCGGGATTGCCCGTTCCATTGTCCGATTTATCATGTCGGTTCCGCTTGGTTGTTCCTGCGTTTGCGCGGGCGATTGAACGGGCGGTTGAGCAGGTTGTTGTTCGGGACGAGACATACCTTTTAGCGCGTTCATCACGTCATCGGGTCGCAAGTCGCGCAAATTGGAATAGCGGCTTAACAAGTCTTGAATGTCCCAATCCATGTGCGTCACCTCATCAATCCCATTTGGCGAAGTCGTTCTTCCCAATCAAGGTCGTTCATGCCGCCGATTTGTTCAGCCGCGCCGCCGCTCAAAAGTCCCTGCGCAAGTTCGGCTTGAGGATTGCCGCCGCCGCCGTTCAAGTCAAAGCCGCGTTTGTCCGCGTACTTTTGCATTCGCGCGGCTTGCTTCGGATTGTTTTGTTGGAGGAATTCCCAATGTCTTGCGCGTTCTTGCGGGTCGGCAGTTTCCATTAAGCGATTCAACTCGCCGCGTGCGTCGTAATTTTCTTTCCAGTCGTCAAAAGCCGAACGCAAAAGTTTGCCGAGAGCAAAGCCCGCCATGGTTCCGCCGTCCATTTTCTGCGCCGCCAACATTTGAGCGATATTTTTCTCCCATTCGCTTTTGCCCGACGGCGCACCTTGGCTGTAAGTATTGCCTTTTTGTTGTATCTGCTTGATGATATCTTGCAACGCCATAACTTTAACCTCCGAGGAACATCATTGCCAATTTCATCAGCATTTGCTGTTGCCGCTGTCGATTCTGCTGTTCTTGCTCCAAAAGCCGGGTGTCAGCCTGTTGAGCCGGAATATCGCCGCCGCCCGAAGGTTGAGCGTGCTGTTGAGCGACGGACGCCGCCGCGTTTTTGCCGCCCGATATCAAGTCGCGGATATCTTTCTGTTGCGGCTGATTGACGCCCGTGTCGCCCAAAAGCCCCTGCGTGATTTGCGGCATTCCCTGCGCTTGAAAATTATTTTGCATGGCGGACGGTTGAAAACCGAGCAGTTGCAGGATATCGTCTTCGTTGTTGCTGTTGTCGATTCCGTACATGATTCCGCCTCCTTAGAAAATACTGCCCAAAAGCCCGCTCCAGATTCCGCCGCCGCCGCTGTTCGTGGTTACGGTCGTCGTGCCCGTGCCGCGAAGATTCCCCAAAACGCTGTTGCTTAAAGTGCCCGTGCCCATTGAGGCGTTTAATAAATTCATCGGATAAGTCATGATAGCTTCCTGCGAGGCGGCGTTTGTGGTTATCGGTTGCGTCGCGCCGTTGAGTATTGCGTTTTGCAAGCCCGCGCCCTGTTGGTTGACGTTCATCAGATTATTAAATTTCTGTTGCGTGATGTTCGTCTGATTGTTTAGCGCGTTGTTGTAAAGGTTCGCTTGCTTGTCATAGATATCGCCGAGCAAACCGTTTGCGGCGTTGGCATTCTCAAAGTTTTGTTGCGCGACGCCGATTCCGACGTTGTGCGCGTTGGTGATATTGCCCAAAACCTGTTGCGCCAGCTGTGAATTGAGCATGTTGGCGTTTTGCGTATTGCTCATCATATTTTGGAGCGAATTTTCTTTGGCGGCGTTGTTACTCGTGATTGCGCCATACTGATTCGCGGCAAGCCCGGCATTTGCGGCGTTGGCGTTCATGGTGTTTGCCAGTTGCTGATTGGTGATACCGGCGTTAGCGGCGGTCGTCGCTTGAGTATTGGCGAAACGATTTTGCGTAAGCCCCGCGTTAGCGGCGGTCGCACCCATTTGGTTTTGGTATTGCTGATTGGCAATGTTGGTGTTGGCGTTAACGGCGTCACGTTGAGCGGAGTAATTCTGATTCGCCATGTTTGCATTTGCGGCGGTCGTGGCTTGCGTGTTCGCGAACTGATTCTGCGCGATTTGGGAATTGGCGTTTGTGGCGTCGCGCTGTGCGGCGTAACTTTGATTCGCCATGTTCGCGTTGGCGGCAGTCGTCGCCTGATTGTTCGCGAAACGATTCTGCGAAAGTTGAGCGTTAGCGGCGGTTGCGGCATTCTTCGCGGAGTAAGCTTGCCCCGCGAGATTCGCATTGGCGGCGGTATTGCCCATTTGATTTGCGTATGATTGCTGTGCCAGTCCGGAATTGGCGTTTGCGACGTCACGCGCGTTGCTGAAATTCTGTTGCGCGAGATTTACATTTGCGGTTGAAACGTCGCGGGTATTGGCGAATTGTTGTTGCGCATTGTTCGTGGCGTTTTGCAGTGCTTGATTCGTGTTGCCCAATTCGGTTTGCTGAAGATTAGCCCGCGTGCCGAGATTGCCCATTGTGTTGCCGTAAGCTTGCTGTTCGAGAGCCGCGTTGGTCTGATTATTGCCCATGGTGTTGTTGTAGCGTTGCTGTGCCAAGTTAAAGTTGCGGTCGATGTCGGCTTGCGTGTTGCCCAGCATTTTTAGCGTCATGTCGGCGTTTTCGCGGTCGGTCGTTATGGCGTCTTGCCACTTGCTTTGCGCCAGTCCGTGCAAAGTGTTGACGTTGTTCAGATAATTTTGCGCGGTAACGTCGGCGGCGTTCTTGCTGATATCGTTCATTGCCGTGTTCGTGACGGAAGAATTCAGCACGCCGCGTTGCGCCAAATTGTTCAGCGTGTTGCCCATGGTATTTTGCACGGAAGAACTTATCGCCTTCGTCATTGCGTCTTGATAAGCTTGCGGAACCGCGCCCGTCTCCAAACCCGTCAAGCTTTGGTCAACGGTCGAGTAAGCGTTTTTGTTGCGGTTGATGTATTCGGTTAAATCGGCGTTGGCGTTGTCGGTGGCGGTTGAGCCTTTGTCTAACCAGTCGCCGAGCAAGCCGTTAACCAAGTCGGTCGCCTGATTGTTTTGCGGAACGTAGCCGCGAAGTTTGGCGTTCGTCGAATCAGTTGCCGCGTCGCCTTCGCCCGAAATTTGTTGCAGGTTACGATTGGCGGCGTCGGTCGCCTGTGTACCTTGGTCGGTGTAATTTTGCAGAGCGGCGTTGACGGTACCTTCCGCCGCAGTATTTTTGCCCTGCGCTTGATTGAGTGCGCCCGCCGCAGTATTGCCCGCCGCCTGATTCTGCGCCATGTAATTTCTAAGTTCGCCTGTGATATTGCCCGTCGCCGAATCATTTTGTTGCGCGAAGCCGCCGAGCTGATTTGCGTAAGCGTTCGCGTCGCCCGTGTTCTGATTCATGAAGTTGGCGATATCGGCGTTCGCTTGATTATTCGCGGCTTGATTTTGGTTGGAATAATTGCCCAAAAGCCCGCGCAGAGTATTTGCCGCGCCCGTGTTTTGAGCTTTGTAACCTTCCTGTTCGCTGTTAACGCGCGTGTTCGCCGTCTGATTTTGGTCGGCGTAATTGTTCAAGCGGCTTTGCAGTTGGTTGGCAATGTCGGTATTCTGTCCGCGAAATTGTTGCAGGTCGCGATTTGCGTTTGCGGTGTCGACGGTATTTTGGTTTTGGTATCTGCCGATATCTGAATTCGCTAATCTTTCGGCGTCGGAATTCTGCCCCAGATACTGATTCAGATTCTGATTGGCGGCGTTGGTTTCGCTTGTATTCGAGCCGGCAATTTGGTCGAGTTGCCCGGTGTAATTGCCCGTGGCGCGTGCGTTGTCGCTGATGATATTGCGAATCCCGCTGTTGGCGTCATTTGCGGCGTTAACGTTGCTTGGCATGAGCCCTTGCAAAAAGTTATCGGTGCCCGTGGTTGCGTCGGCAAGTTGGTCGTAATGCGCGTTCAGAGCCGCCCGCGTGTCGGCGTCGTTGTTGCCGATTGCGTTTGCCAAATCCTGCTGTCTGCCCGCGAAAGTGTCCGCAATGCCCCAGCCGTTGTTGGCAAGGTTCGTCAAGTCGGTATTGGTATCGGTGCCCCATTGGTCGGCGCGGCTTGCCATTGCCTCCATTGCGCCGAGCGCGTTGTTTTGCCTTGTTTGCGCGGTGTCATTAAGCCCCATGAATCTTTCGTTCAAGTTGCGCAGTTCGGGCTGAAAATCTTCCATGTTCATGCCGAACTGATTGCCGAGCGAATACGCGTAAGGCATCATGCCGTTCACGTAGCCCAGTTGCGCTTCTTGCAAGCCCAGTTCGTAAATTGACGGTTCGTAGCTTGTAGTCTGAGTACTGCCGCCCTTGAAACGTTGTAAATCAAATTCAAAATCCATTACTTCACCTCCCACGTGACTTGATAAGCGCGACGCCGCCCGTCAATTTCGATTTCGGTCATCATGCCCCATGCGCCGTTTTTGCCCGTGCAGTTATAGCGTTTGAATCCGTTACGTTCTTCGGTTTTAGTAGATTTGAATCCGAAAAGTTTTATCCAAGCGCGAATTTCTTTCCGTTCGCAAAGAGTGGCGCAAACTTTTTTTCCGAATTTGCGGGCAACGTCTTCGGCGAAATTTTTCCAGTAACGTCCGTCGCCGCAAACCTGCCAAAGTACAACGATATCGGGCGCGACGCCCAATTCGCAAAAACCTTTGTCGGGCAAATAAAAAAGCGCGAATCTTTCATCACGCTTGAATCTTTCGGAAACTTTTTTATTGTAGCGGGCAATCCATTCGTCAAGCGTCCTATTCATTGAACGTACAAGCGAAGGAATCAACCGTGAAACTTCCGCTCCCCCCACAGCTCAAAACCAAAGCCAATGCCGCGGACGTGCAGGAATCAACCGAACAAACGAATTGCGTTGTTGCGCGATTCGGGTTGTCACTGTCGGGATACGTGCCCAGTTTCGTCATTGTCGCAAAGTTTCCGCCTTGTACAGAAATTTCCGCGCCGATGTCAATGTCGGCAAAGTTTTGGTGTTTGACGGAAAGATAAGCGCGGCTAATCGGAACGTCGAAGTAAATCGGCTTGGTGACGACGATTTGCCCTGCGCCGGTACAAATAATTTTTCCGTCCGCGATTTGCGCCGATGAACTTGCCAAATCGTTCACGTCGCCGTAGAAAGTGAAACTCTTCAAGCCGTCGTAGCCGCCGGGGTCAAGCCCCGCAACTTTCAGCGTCAAATACAAATTTTCCACGAGCCTGATTAAGTGTGCGATATCCTGCTTCGAGCACGTCTGATTAATCACGGCTTGCAGATTTACTTCGAGCGTTGTGCCGCCGTTATAATCGCCGACAACTTCATCACCGTTCTTGATAATCAGCGACTGTCCCGCACCGACTGTGCCTTTCGCCTCGTTGCGGAATGTGCCGCTTGAGCTGTGGTAAACCAAAATTTGCCCGTCCGAAAGATTGTTCAGCACGAGAGGAACGCCCGCCAGTTTCGTCGCGTCGCTTGCCACGATGACGGTTGAAGTGCCGCCGCCCGAACCGCCGCCGCCCGAACTTGAGCCGCTTGCCGCCAAGTTGTTCAAAGTTTGGGCTATAGTTTCCTGCTTGCCGTGCAGTTCAGCCAAACTGTTGAACGCCTCTTCAAGGCAGTACTTCACCTTTTGCGCGAAGGCGTTAATATCGTCGCCGTTCTTGCTGTAATCAATAATTTTGTCGCTTGGAATCGCCCAAAGAGCCACGATTTACACCTCCACCAAGTCAAAAATAATTGCGTTGAAAATTACGCCGCCTTCTTCGCCGGTGCCGCCGATGTCGAGAAATTTGTTTCGGTAAACGTTGCGACTTTCTTTGACGACGGTCGGGCGATTGAAAATCGGCGTCGGGTTTCCAAAGACGCGGTGAGTATTCCCGAAGACGTATTCGCTTTTGGACGTGGCGTATTTGCGATTTTTGTTCCCCGAAACGGGCAAGTCCAGAACAACTCTGCCAACGCTGATTTGCCCTTCGCACGCCCGAACGTTGACGGGGATATAAGATAAATTTGTCCGCTTGAGAAGATAATCGTGCTGACTGATTAGGCGTTGCCCCTGCCATTTCCATTGCAAAGTTTTGCCCGCGTCGTAGAAAGTGCCTTCGTTGAGCCGTGAAATTCTGTCCGTCTTGACGACAAAAACTTGGTCGCCCACGGAGATAACGTCCACGACGGGCGAATTGAATTCCCGCTTAAACCACGCCTGAACAACCAAATCGAACATCAAGACAACTCGTCCCGCGATTATCCAAATTTGATTGAGCGGCGGCACGTAGCGGAGCAACGGATTGGCGGGCAGATTTTGTATTTCGTGCGGAATAAGCGTTGCGATATTCTGCGGCTTCATGTCGCCGTAAGCGTTCGTCGTTTGAATGTTTTGCACTTCGTTGCGTCCGAGCACGAACACCGAATCCGCAACTGAACAAAAACTTAATCGCCCGCTTACTTCCACGTTGCGCGAAACTTCGCTGATTTGCCAATTCGGAAATTCGCCGCTCAAGCGGTAGACGCGCCGATTGTTTTTTATCATCAGCACATCGGTCGAAAGATTCAACATGCCCAAAAGTTTTCCACCGTCTTTGTAGCCCGCTTCGACGAATTTTGACGTGGAATCGTCGTTGGTGTCTTCCGTCCAGTTGGTTTCATCACCGACGCCGCTGTAGCGCACGGAATTTTCATCGGTAATCAGCACTCTGCCCGCGCGAATGTAAACGCTTGAGGCGTTCGGCGAATCGAGCGTCAAAAGTTGCGAACCGTTGAAATACTGCAACTGCCCGCCGCTTGCAATCAGCAATCCGTCTTCCCAACCCGTAGTTATCGGGTACAGCGTGCCGCTTAAGTTGCCGAGCTTGCGGCTGATTCTGTTCGCCGATAAATCCGCCGCGTAAATTGAGCCGTCATTTTTCACAAGCAGAATCACGCCGTTGATATCGTCGTAAGCCGCCGCGAAAATGTTCTTGCAAAGCATAACGTCGGT